GTTTATTATTTGCTGAGTCACACTTATGTCTAGCCTTGAAAGACTTACGAGCTTCAGGACTATAGTTGTTACCATAACCTGCTGCCCCATAATGAATGATCTTTTCTTGCCCATTAGCACAAGCCTTTACAACTCGTTTCTTAGCAGGGTTAGGAGACTTGCGAGGTTTGTTACAAGGCATACTAGCCTTATTAACTTTCTTAGCCATTAGGTTGTCCTCCTGTAAATGCAGACATGTCAGCACCTGAGTTCTGTAGAACATTCATGATACCTTGTCCACCATTCTGTGCGAGATCTTGTTGTCCTGCCTGTGCCATGATGTTACCCATTGCTCCAGCAGTTGCCTGTGTGGAAGCCTGAGTCATCTGCTGCTGAGCCTGTTGCTGTTGCATCATCATCTGCTCTTGTTGAATGTCTTCAGCTGAGCGTACCCAATTACGGGCATCAAAGCCAAGAGAAGTAATCAACGCTCTAGCATACTCTTCCCATTTAAATGCAGCGGCTGCTTGCTCAGGTAGATTGCGAACCATCTCGCCCATCTGCATAAGCTTTTGCAAATCAGTGTCACGACTTAAGGCTTGAAGACCAGTAATTACTTCAATAGATAATACACCTTCATCATCAAAGAACTGTTCATACATTCTTGTATCAAGTTCTTCGTTTTCAATCATTAAAAATACAGATCGCTTGACAATTGGTTCCATGAGATCTCTAGCGATAGCACTAAATGCTCCACCTAAGACTGTCTCAAGTTCAGAACCAATCATACGAACAGCCGTAGCAGTCACGCGGTCGCCACTTGGTAGTGAGGAGGCAGACATTAAGAATGCCTGACCAATCTCTCTACGCATAGTTTCAACAGCGGTCTGAGCGGCTGAGATCTGTGGGTTCATTGTCTGTGATGGTGATAGTACGAATACATCTGCTTGTCTTACGGGGATCCATGAGCCATTGGGTGCATCAGAAACATCATCTACCTCAGTAATACCAGATGGATCAATACCCATCCAGAAGGCTGAGGCTGCTGCCATGCCATCAAGCAGTGCCTTAGTATAACCATCAAGACTTGATAGGTCGCCTAGGATATCTTCGCAGTGCGATCTCCCGTAGTTTTCTCCGGGTATGCCGTACCACCGTAAGACCGTCACAGGACATACTTCGTAGACACCGCTTGTCAGTAGGTTGCCATCTCCGTCTTCCTTTGTGTACTTCCATAGATTATCCTCCTTGAGATATTGACAATATGTTTTTTTGTAACCTCTCTTAGCGGATTCGGGTAAAGAGGAGTATGGGCTAATTGCCTCTGGATCTACAAGATCATATTCAATATGAATAATCTCATTGACATCTCCAGCAACGGTACGCTGTACAGCATAGTTATCTAGACGGGTAACTCTAAACTTAAAGTCATCCATCTCATGTACTAAACAATCCCCAACTACAATTAAATTTTGAATTGTTTGAAAGATTGTTTCTCTTAGGTTAGTACCAATAAGTTTGCGATAGACTTGATAACTCATAGTCTCAAGATACTGTCCAATTTCTGCGGTTGGTTCTACACCAGACCGAAGACCAAATTTAAAAAAGGGTGTGTCATTCAAAGGCATCATTGCTGACAGCATTCGACTAGCTAATGAAGTCACACCTCTCGCACCAACAGAGGATGTTGGCTGTGGTAGTTCCATCTCTTCCGTCCAACCCGAAGGTGGAAGAAGACTTGGAACAGTTAGTGCGGCACATAGCCGAGCACGGTATAGTTTAGATGTTCGCATTGCATCTAACATTCGGAAGCGTTCAACAAGATTGTTTTTCATTTACACTCCTTTATGTAGATACACCATTATATAATGCGGAATAAAAATCTAATGCCTTAGCGTTACCACCTTGAATACCTCTAGTACTCTGTGCTTCAGACTGTGACTGAGCTTCCATAATTGCTTCTTGTTCTGCAGCAGTGGATGTCTGAACTGCTGCTTGCTCATCTGCCTTGGTTCTAGCCATAGCAATAGCTTCTCTAGCAACACGGCGAGTCTCGGAATCTTCTGCTGCTTTTCTACGCTCTTCTTCTTGTTCCTTTTGGAATTTGCGTTCGTCTTCCATTAACTGCTTTTGTTCTTTGTATGTCATACCACCACTAATACTAGGGCTTCCACCCATATTACTTGCCTCCTTGCTGTTGCTTTAGCACAGCTTTTAATTTGTTTACGACTTCTATTTGCCCTGCTCTAAATGCAGATCGTCTTGCAAACTTGCTTTCTTCACAGTCAGCATCGTATTCAAGGGGCTTGTACAGTTCTTCCAGAATTTTTATCAGGTCTGGATCTATTCTCGGATACTTTTCTGATCTCATTTTTTAATTCTTCTATTTGATTATAAAGATCTTTGATTAACTGCTTAACTTCAGGGAGATCTATTGGTGCCGAAATAGTTAAACGCATTTTTGCTTGTTCAATATTAGTAATCATCTGTTTCTATTTGCTTTCTGTGCAGCCTTAATTGCAGCGTCAAGTTGCTTTTGTGTGAGTTTTTTTACAGCGTTAGCAGCATCAGTAATTTTTTTTTCTAGTTCTTTTCGCTGTTCGGCAAGTGTTGCTGCATATATAGTAGCCTGAGCTGTTTGTATAGTAGGATCGGATCTAAAGCGCAGGGTTTCTGCATCTCTAAAAGCCTGTAGTCTAGCAGCAGCCACTTCTTCGGATGCTTTATAGCTATAAATTTTATTTCCATTAACTATACTAGAACTTCTGTTTCTATTGCCAGCTGCTGCATATGCGTTTATATCAAAGTCAGCATCTGTGCTTTTAATAACACCTGTGTTTGCGTTCTTTGTTACTGATGCAAGGTATTGGTCTAAAACACCAGCCATTTGTGCTTCGCCTGATTGTTTTACAAACTCAGTAATGCGTTGCTGTTGCTGTTCAAACTCTTCGTTCTGTTTAGAAACAACATCAATTTGCATATCGGTTTGTCTTTTTGCTTCAGTCTCTGGATTAAAGACATAGAAAGCAGCATCGTTGTTTGCTGTAGTTATATCATCACCTACAGTAAATCGAACATCTTTCATCTTTGCATACATCGGGTTATAAATATCCGAAAAGTTAGGCAAGTCTTGTTTGGTCAGAGCAGTTTCTTTAGTAGTACTATAGTAGGATCCTTGTCCTACATCTGCCATGTTTAAAATACCACCCTGCACACCAGAAATATCTGTATTTAGTTCTGTTAGTTGTGTATTGTAATTTGCAAGAGCTGTTGTTGCTCCAGCTAATGTTTGTCTTTGTCTTGCCATTGTTTATCCCCTTAGATCAATTATCTCACAAGCTCCTGCAGTACAGGCTAAGGTGTGAGATGATGTTGTTGTATCAGTCTTTTCATAGAGAGATAGATTGTTAAAGTCTACATCTATAACTGGAAATTTATTATATGTTTCTAGCGATATAGATTCAAAGGGAGCTTGTGCATATACATGATCAGACTTAGGTAAGAAAGATATACCAGAAATCTTATCAAAGTTATCCCACACCCACTGACCTACAGGAAGAAACTCATTGTCAGCATAGTTAACAGTAATGCTTGGCTTGTGCTGACAGTAGTGCTCTTGATAAGTTAACCATAAGTTAAGATGATCAATAGCTGATAGTTCATTCTGAGTTAGTGATCCCGATGGAGCAGCCTGAACAAAGGTAAAGACTGCAGTTGAATCTGAATTCATTACACAATCTTCTACTGGTACTTGGGCATCTCTCATCATGAAGTAGAGTGGATCCTTCTTGTCGATACGGACTCTTCTAAAGTAATGCTCAGCATACCGGGGATGTAATCCACTGGCTGACGAAGCAAGACATGAAGTTGTACCTTCTGGTTTAATACAAGTAATTGATTTACTTGGATTGATACCTAGCTTCTTAGACCAGTCAAGGTTAGTTTTGATGGCTGTCTCTCGTAGATCCTCAAGGACATACTTAAGTCTGCCATGTCCCAGTAGACCGGACATTAACTTGTTGTCAAAGATACCTGTCATGGATACACCAAGCAGTCTCTCTTCTTCACAGTTATCCTGCCATGTCTTATCCTTTGATAGGTAAGGGAAGTAAGTAAACATGCTTTGGATAGTACCAATGATGGTAGCCATTTCAATTTTCTTTTCTAACGACTCTTGTGTATCAGTTGCATTGACAACAACAGTAGATAGATTACAGAATTGATTAGGGCGTAGGATGATCTCACTACATGGGTTAGTCCCATAGTAATGATCCTCACCACGCTCTGCCTTGACTGCAATGTCCTTCATTGCATCACGATTACAAAGACCACGCTCTCCACTATGGGAGTTGTATAAGTCTGTCCACTCTTCGAGGAACTGACCCATTGATGGTCTACCATTGTAGATGGCTGAGTTGTTTGCTAAGGCACGATGACTTGAGGCTTGCCACCACGCACCACTCTTGCAAGTAGCCATCTCACGGTCTGCTAGATCGCTTAGAGAGATCATAGCGGAGCGGCGTACACCACCCACAATGACTGACTGAGCAATCTTGCAGCAGATATCATGGCACTCAAGGGGCGTAAGTCTACGACCTTGGGCAGAATAGAATGTCTGTACTACAAATCTAAAGACTTCTTCTAGTGGGGCAGGACCGCTTGCTCTACCACCAAAGGTCTTTAGTCTTTCACCTGACTTACGAATCTTACTTGTGTCCCACTTAATGTGGATACCCTTGTAAAGATTGTCAAGTAGATTGTTAAGTGCATCACACCAACCCTCGCGGCTATCCTCAACAAACATAACTGTATCAAACATCTTATGTATTGTTGGGATAGTCCCAAGTTTGTCGGTGCATCTACGCTCAACCGTATAGCCTACTCCAGTACCACACATAAGAATGTACATGAGGTTAGAGAAGGAAGTTGTTTTATTAATCTCAATGTATGAGCAATTGTATAGGGCAGTATGATCACGATCCAATGCTGGACCTGCGGTCATCAACCCACGCATACTTGGCAGTACTTCTAGATTAAGGATAGCATCTCTGATATCTGTCCGTGTCAGAAGGACAGGGGCTTTACCAGTAAAGTAATTCCACCACCTATCGACAGTCTCATCCCAAGTCTCTCTACGATTTTCTTTATCAAGCCAACGACTGTAACGACTGATAGCAATAAACTTTTGAAATGTATCCATTAGACTCCTGTACTTCCAAACTTACCTTCGCCTCGCACAGTATTAGGAAGTTTATCTACAGAGACAAACGAGAACTGTGTAACGGGCATGAAGGCAATCTGTGCAACACGATCACCCCGTTTAAGAGTGTGTATTATTGTTGAATTGTTAATAAGTGGTAACCAAATCTCACCACGATAATCAGAATCAATGACACCAACTGAGTTGGCTAAGTTGATTCCCTTGTTAGAAAGACCTGATCTCATAAAGAGTAAACCTACATAGCCCTCAGGGATAGCTAAGCTAACCCCTGTAGGTACTCTAGTTACTACTCCGGGGAGTAGCGTAGTGTCCGTAGTGATCTTAAGATCAGCTCCGGCTGCACCCTTGGTATGGTAGGCTGGAGCACAGTCTCTATCATGGAGTACCATAGGGATCTTAGAATCACTATGGATATAAGTAGAAGTATTGTAATTGTTTTGATTAGCAATAGTTAAAGACTCAGTGTTGTATTGGTTTACATCAGTGTTCATTAGTGTTCCCTTGAGTATCACTCTTAGTAGCCCCAACTATTGGGTCAAACAATAGTACGGACTTAGTTTTCTTGTTATATTCACCATGTCTAAGGATGCGTACACACCTAGCCATAGCGAGACAGTAATCATATCCATATCTATCCATATCCTGAGGCTTAGCTTGGTCATAAGCTGCCAATACGGCGGCTGTCCAGTTCCTTGGATGGACATACTTAAGCCACTTCTCTGCCTTGGCAGGTCCCCACTTCCAGATACCGGGGATATTATCAGTCGTATCACCCATGATCCATTGCTTATGGAAGTTAAAGTCAGCGGTATAAGTATCAAGTTCCAGCGGTTTAACTTCTTTGTCTGGGTTCCAATGCCACCCCGGTACAGACCGGAGATCCTTGTCAATGGTTACGGCAATAGCCTTATTGCCTGAAGCCATAAGTCCCATAATATCATCAGCCTCTAGGGTAGGAACAAAGAGTATGTCGTTCTGTTTAATTAAATCAACAGCATATGATAAACAATCTGGTGCTTGTTTCTTCACATCCCGATGAGCTTTATATGGTTCCCACACTTGTCTACGAAAGTTATCCTTACGATCACAGGAGATAGCCACATATACTTTCGTTACTCCTACTGGAGTCCATGCCTTGACATCATGTTCGATGCGCTCCGCAAGGTACTCAATGCCTTCTTGGTCTGCCCAAAAGGCAGCACGATAGGCAATGATGTCTCCGTCAAGCACAGCAGTATCAGGTCTTGGTTGGCTTATCATCGTCTTCCTTATCTATAAAAATTTCCATGATCTCTTTGAACACAGTATCTCCATCAGGTAGTCTGTCTTCTCTTGAGGATAGGCACAGCTCACAGTTACACAAATCATCTAACATTGATTCGGAGAGTAGGTGAAACCATTCATCAAACTTTGTATTACACTTAGTTTTGAATGCTGCCTCACTCTCATCATTCTTTAGAGTGTAGTGAAACATATCTTCATATTGTTTGTTGCCTGTCTCAATAGCAATTGCTAGTGCTTCAGACTCATGTGTTCTCCACTCTGCAAACTCCTCAGGGAGTTCACGCTCACCTGCTGATACAAAGACTGTAAGAGCACGGATGTCACGAGCAGCAGCGATCTCATTGGTATAGCGGCAGTCATCTACAATGACAACCTTCTCATGCCAGATAGATGGGTCAGCCTTTAGGGCAGCTTGTTCTTCCTCATACAGTTTCTTAATCCTAATACGGAATTGTTTAACCCAGTAGTCTGGATCTTGTTCTCTCATAGTAGAGCCAAGGGTCTGACAGAACTCACGATACTCTTCTTGATTGGTATCCTTAGTGTATCCCTTCTTAGCCGCCTCTTCCTTAAGGGCAGCAGCAAAGGGAACAATCACTGGTGTATACTTATTGTTATAAGCGTACTCACTGATCCACTTTGCTAGTGTTGTCTTCCCGACTCTTGCCTGTCCACCGATCATTATCGTTATCATGTAAGCTTTCCCATAGTTGTTTAGGATTGAACAGATTGGGTGTATCCCAACCTTTGAATTTTAAATAGTCACATATAAAAGTAATACAATTGGTTGGTTGTTTCATACCAATGTGTTTACCTATGAGTGTATACACTAGCAGCTTATAACTATTGAGTGGTTTATATTTGTAAGCAAAAGTAATATCTTCTTCACTCATGTCTATAGATCCTAGATCAAACTCATAGTACTTGCTTATCTTTAGTTGTTTAAGATTGGCAAGTCTCATTACCTTTACTGGCTTACGATCTACCACTACAAAAGCAAATGGTATACTTAGATCAAACTCAATGTGAGCATGAGTATGACGGCTCCAAGATAGTAAACGAATGGCATAGTATCGCCACCCTTGTACCTTCTTGAAGTTGTAGAATACAATTCTTCCATTAACTTTCATAGAAGATCGGCATCCCTAGATATGTAGCTAGTGAATGTTCAACCCTCGCACCTTCCGAATGCTCCCAACCACAGAGCATTACCATCCCAGTACATTGAAGGATAGCATCAATGTCACGCTTCATGCAAGCACGAAGATGATCTAATGAATCCTCAACAGTAGAGGGATCAAACCCCTCATCTTCATCCATCTTAGCGGGATTGTGTATCTTAGTTACCGCAGGATTCTTAGTCCACTTCTTCTCAGCCTTATAGAAAGCCTCAAAGTTATGGTTAGGATATCCTCTCATAGGACCAGCAATATATAATTCTAACTTAGACATGTGTCTCCTTAATGTGTATCAGCCCAGCACTTACCAATGCAGTACTCTGCATCAATACGAATATTCATCTTTAACATCTCACCTGCTGTAGTAGCAGCGGCAGTAACAGCCTTACCAAATACATCGGCAGTATCTGCCGGACATGAGTACTGTAGTTCGTCATGCACATAAGCCAACTGCTTGGCTCCTGCTGGCTTGATAGCCTTGAACGCCTCGACCATCCAGTACTTGCTTACGATGGCTCCTGAACCCTGCAGCAGGGTGTTGAGGGCAGCGTGTTCGCTACGCACGGGTACACGCCTACCATCAGGCAGGAGTACACCCTTGTGCTTGAGTGCTTCATACTTTACCATGTCCTGCACCTTAGTAAGGGCAGGGATTTCTTTCTGAAAGCGTTCTCGTAATCCTCTAGCCTCACCAATACTACAACTACAAACTAAAGCAATCTTCTTGTCACCCGCACCATAGAGGTACGCATAGATAAAAGACTTTGCTAATGCTCGTGAGCTGAGTCCAGCTGCCTTCTGATTGTGTGTATGAATGTCTCCTGTTAGGAGTACTTTACCATATTCACCGTTGTCATACTTAGCCATGAAGTGAGCAAGCATACGAAGCTCCAACCCCGACAAGTCAGCACCAACTAACACCTGCTTGGGATCACATAGCCAGAGTTCTCTTGCTCTGTGATCACCACTTACCTGTGCTATGTTGGGCTGACTATGAGTACAACGACCTGTCGCTGCACCCTGTGGATTGATGTTGCCATGTATACGCTTGTCTCGACTATTGATTGATCGACTGTTCCAGTCCTCAACCATACCCATTAACTTGATTGCATTGAAATACTTTACGAGTGTCTTTGCTTCTGGATAGTCTAACACAGCCAACACGGATTCATCTACCTTTGGGTTTCCCTTCTCAGTTTCTTGTGGTTTCCATCCATATCTTTCGATAAGACGGTTAGCTATTTGTTGTCGAGAACCGGGGTTAAAGGTATCTACTTTGTCTTTGAGTCTCTTGCCTGTCTTGGGCGAATGTCTAATGATAATCCGGTCAGGGAAGACTTGACGCATTTCATCTTCGATACCAAGTTTTTCCAGCATAAGGTTTTTATACAACTCTTCTCCGGCATCAAGGTCATAATTAAATCCATTGCACACTTGCTCCATTAAAATTGTAGATACTGTATGCTCAAAGGCTACAATATTTTTGTTGTCTGATATAAAACTCTTTTGTTTATTGAAGATAGCTTCGCCAAGTCGAGTGTCCTGCTGACAGTACTTGCCCATCTCTAGGTTGTAACTAGTCCAGCCCAAGGTATACTCTGACTTAGGAAAGTTAAGATGTATACCCCATGACTTGAGTGAGTTGTCTTTGAATGGGTGGGTGTTGATGTCTGGATGCATTAGCTTGCTGATGATCAGTGTATCAACAATACGCTTAGGCATAGCCATATTGTACAGCCTACGCATGACCGGGTAGTCATACCCCAAGATGTTGTGACCGATAATAACATCAAATTGTTTGAGGTAATTTACAAGCTCAGGCATCTGATGTTCTAACCAAAGTACTGGTTCTTGATTAGGAATCTTGGTAGCTGCACATAATACACGAGTAACTTCCTTGTGAGGATTACCTTTAGAATCTAATATCAACTCAGCTAAACCATTTCCTTCAATATCAAGTACACATACTTTCATTAGAACTCCTGTTGTTGTGGTTCAAATACTACTGAGCCATCCTCAGCAATAGCGAATCCAATTTCTTCTAGTCTGCCTGACACATGGTCATAATATAATGTACTTGCAATACCTGCTCGACCAGTCAAACGATTCTTGAGTACACGAACTAGTGTGGTGTTAGCAATCTTCTCGTCTGTGTTCTGTCGATCTCTCTCCAAAGCAATGACTGTGTTAGGTACAGATGCCAATGCACCTGAGCCACGCAGATCTTGCAGGGTAATACGGTCACCCTCTTCGTATGCCTTGTCACTCTTCTTGAGTTGTGATACGATGTCTACATGCACACCTGTACGCACAGCAATAGCACGAAGTTCCTTCATGAGTGTATCAATAATGATACGCTCTGAGTTACCACCCTCGACATCCTTAGTCTGCATACTCATAAGTCCTGCAGCAGCAGCGGTAATATGGTCAAGCACAATGACATCCACCTTAAGGGAGGTTGCCATAAACTCCATACGAGCCAGTAGATTAGCCATTGCACTGTTACCTAAGTGGTCATACACATAGAAGTTTGTGCCACACAGTTGTGCCTTAGCTGCTGCGTACTCCTCATCAGTAAGATCATCAACCATAGCCATGTTGATTTGTTTCTTGCCAAGCATGGTACGCAATTCATTCATCATTCGTCCTGCTCTAATAGCACGGACTGGTTTGTTAAGTATCAAGCTAATCATATCATCCATAGTTTCCTGTGGAGATTCCTCAAGCATGATACACCCAACACTACGACCCTCTACTAGGTGATGCATCATAAGCTCACGAAGTATAGTAGACTTACCAGACCCAGTACCGGATGCCCATAGGGTAATCTCTCCACTACGCTGACCAATCAGGAACTCTGATAGACCATCGTAAGGGAAGGGGTAGACACGAGCATGGTTCATAGACTGTGAGTCTGTAATAACTTTAGAGATGTGCATGATCTCATCAGGAGAATACTGTTGTGCTTCCCATAGTGCTGATACCAATTGCTTGGTCTGAGCATTCATGTAGCACTCACTAGCATCCTTGTATGGAAGCTTAGCAATCTTGCACTTACCCGGAGGAAGTAGATCAGCAACTTCCATAGTAGCTTTCTGTCCTGCCTCATCCATATCAAAGCATAGGACAACTTCAGCGTATGAGTTAATGAACTCAAGATTCTCTTTGATAGACTTGGCTGCAGAGGTAGCACCATTGGGGATAGACACGACAGCCCATGTACCACCGAGTACTTGGTTGACTGTCATACAATCAATCTCACCCTCAGTAATGATAAGCCGCTTGCCTCCTGCCTTCCATAGGTTCTGACCAAAGAGTTCTAAACCTTTGGCACTACCACGCCAAGCAAACTGTTTGTTAGGACCGCGAAGGTGTTGTCCTAATAGCTCACCACTTTGATAGTAGTTAGCAATGTGTACTTCCTTGCCATTAATCTTGGCTACCTGATAGCCATACATGCGGCAAGTCTTTTCCGTAACGCCGCGATCCTCAAGATCAATGTAAGAACCAGTGAGCACTTTAAATTCTTTAGGGGTTGTTGTAGTAAGTTCATCTGTCATCTCTGTTCCTTTAGAAGAGCGGTAATACTTGCATTTAAAACAATACACATGATCATCATAGACTGCAAGGTTGTCACCACTACGATCTGCACCATTCTGTACACAGCGTGGACACTCAGTCTTGCTTTGGAATAGACTCATTTAAATCAATTGATCCGATCTTTGCTAGCTTGATAAGAAACTCTGGGCTAAAACAAAAGCTTGCTATAGCCTGATCTTCATCTGTTCGATATCCATTAGGATCCTCAGATTCGTAAACAATAAAGTTAACATTCTTATTAGACATCTGAATGCGTAAGTACAACCTATCATCACCACCAATACCAGCAGCATCCGAGTGTACTATAAAAGAACCAACAGGAAAATTCATTTGCAACCATCCATCTAATTCACTCATCTTTACCCTTGCCCCACCCTAAGGTGGTGTTGTCTGACATTTGATTAAAGCCAGATTTAATTAATGCCTTGATATCGTTACGCTCGTCAACCAATTTATCGTACTTGTTTTGACTTGTTGTCCCATCTGTTTCAATACGCCCAAGCTTGTGACTAAGTGCCGCCAAATCATACACCAGTTCTTCGAGTTCATTTAGGTTCATCTTTATTTATTTCTTTTGGTTTACCAAAGATAGCTTCATAATTTTTTTCATAAATTTCACGATCAACCGGACGGTACTTATCACCCTTACCATTCCCTGTTGTGTGATCACGCCTCTTAGCTTTGATCCACGGTTTATCTTTTGCCAATTGAATCCTCCTTTATTAGGTATCCCCATTGTCTTAGTTTAGCTGCTTGCTTTAGTGGTATCCGTCCATGCAAGGCATCGTATGCTAGTAGTTCCATACGAGCCGCATCGCGTTCCTCTTGTAGAAGTGTGATTAAATCTGGTTTAAAAGTTTCTTCCATATTAGAAGTACCATGTAATTTTAAATCATTTAGTTTATCCATTAAATATACTTTACAATTTTTGATTATGTCTGCTAATTATTACTACCTATAGCCAACAATTAACCCAGCGATCCATTTAATGCCATCCATGATATGGGAAATGCTCTAGCACAACAATCAGATATTGCTAAGGCTACTTGTCGGCACTCATCCTGTGCGTGTTCGTCAAGACGGAGCTGACATACCCTGTTGAAACCATAGAGTGAACCAGTCCAATACCACTCAGTCATCATAGACTGTGGTAGTACTGTCCTTGCTTGCTCAGGACAGACACCCTCATATAGCATGAGCTTGTAAGTACTGAGAGAAGATTTGATTGATTCATTATAACACTGTTGTACTAATGCGCTATCCTTCACATACTCAGAGGATGAGCCTTGCTTCTTGTTCTCTGCTGCTGCCCTCCAGTTACTCTGTGGTGACCAGAAGGTAGGCTCGTAGTCTACATACCGTCTACTAACTTCGTTCCATGCGAAACCAACCTGATGCTTGGCTAGCTGCCTTGCAACAAAGATCGGAGCCTTGATATGAAACTGCAGGGTACAATGGGCAAACGGACTCCAATGCTTATGCTTAGCGAGATAAGTAATAAGCTTTACATTCTGTAGCTCAGTGTAGTTGGCTGCTTCCTTAGCAAAAGAAACACGAGCAGCATCTACTACGGTATTATCACTACCCATTTTGAGTAAGTGTTTTACGGACATCTCTTCGTATATCATACTTTTGTTTCTCCGATAAGTGTTTTACTTTAGAAAAAAGGAAGGGGGATTTCTCCCCCTCCCTTCCTATGGTGGTGACAATAAAGTCAACGGATCTATCTCAGTCAACAAGTGCCGGACTGCTTGGACTAAGACCGATCAATACACCAGTTATAGGTTGCTTACTGACAGAGTGAAGTAACCATCTTCACCTGTAGCTGCCCATTGCTTAGTTACATGTAGGGAAATGATTTGAGAGTCATCTTCCCAAACCTTCTTGTTCATTGTATCAAGTATAGCTTTAGCAAAGTTATCAATATCAGGGCGAGGCGCGTCTAACTCAGTAGCCTTAGGCTTCTTAACATAGAGTTCAATGTCAACAACAAGAGGACCAGTCATGGGTTCTAAGTCTGTACCTAGAATATCCCATACTACCTCTGCTGCTTTCTCTCTGAACTCTTTATAAGTACCTGTGTAATACGCTCCCCATTTACCGACCCTAGGTCTTGATGCGGCAACTGGATTCAGATTAAATCTCCATTGATTAGAATGGGAGATCTTCATCCTCTGTTTCCTCAACATTAACAAGTGCTGGTGCAGACTTAGTTGGAGTAGCGGTTGACACGAAGCCACCATCTACTGCATCAAAACCTGAACCACCTGTAATGTTGTTGGCATTCTTCTCAATGATCTGAATGCCATTTAAGTACACACTAAGACTATTGTCTCGTGTGATAACACATGGTGAAAGCTTAAGTCTTACCTTATCTCCACCAAACGGTACGGTATCGGTTGGGGTAGCCTGTGAATCAACACAAGGGAACTTACCTTCCTCAACATGTACTCGGCTCTTAGCCTTGAAGGTACGCAATCCATCCTTCTCCATGATACCATTGATCTTAGTAGCACCTGACTTCTTAAGGATATCCTTGAGAACCTTATCAAGTGTCTTGTCTAAGACAACAGTAATGTTATGGTTGGCAGATGCCTCACCGAAAGCAATGTCTGGCTTAAGTAGATTGCTCCACTTAACTTCGACTACTTCAGTTACAAACTGTGGCATCTTCTTTAACTTGCTCTTGTTCATTCGTAGTTTCCTTCTTTAATGATGCGTTGATATTGTCAACTTGCATATTCAAATCCATTACAATAGTATTCATGCCAGATGCGAGCTGACTTAAGCCAGCCGAAAGCTGACTAAGATACGCAACAACACTATCGGTACGGATAGCAGGAACTTGTTCCTTTGTTTCAGTCTCGGTATTAGTTTCAGTATTCATATTTCCTCCTTTCTAAAAAATAATATCTTCTATAGCCCCAACTATAGGGCTTATTGGGGCTAATGTTAAGTCTTTTGATTTACCACCATGTCTGTCCATGTAGGGATCCGGGCGAGGATGAACAGAGAAATCTCTGTGCCTTCCTTAAATCCTAGGATCTCACATAAGACTGCACTATACATAGCAGCATTAGGATAAATGTTTTTCTGAGTTTGCTGACCAATAATACTCTTGATCTCTTGTATTCTAAAGTGATACCACGGATGGTAGGCTTCGATATAGTTTGCTACATCTTGCCATGCCGGATCAATCCCAGTCTTATAAAAGGAATTACCAAAGCCAGCAATAGGAATCTTCCTATTGAGGATGTCTACTATATCTCTAGTAGATGTGATTAACATCAGACGAGCCTCAGAGATAGGTGCATGATAGACACCAAGAGTTAAGATAGCCGAAGCTAATGCATTCTCTAAGCGTCCTGTTGTACCACTCGCATTAAGACATGCCATTGAACTAGCGTTAGGATTATTCCTTGCTGAGTTAGCATGTGCTTCTATCACCATGTTTAATAAGACTTGGTGATTAATAGAACCATGTGGTTCAACTACATAGGGTAGGTCAATTGTTATTTTCATAATGGCATCAGTTCTAAATATGGTGCGCCATTAATGACAACACCACAACTAATCACGGGCTTCTTGATATTGTTCTCACCGTACTTCATACCGATGTGCTTGCGGTCTACACCACAGCCTACATTCATACCGAAGATAGCATTGAGAGGGCTGACCTGCCAGTTGATACCTGCACATGAGTGATGATGCCCTGCTACAACAGACATACCAAGTGCCTTGGCTGTGTTGAATGATGGGTACATACTAGAGCCACCAGTACCATGATGATAGAAGACTCTATCAACGGTATGGTTCTTTACCCATGACCACTTAGTATTGTAGACCTCATTATAAGTCTTCAAGTAAAAGTCAGGGATACCTGCATCACCTGCAAGTCGAAGCACACGCTCATCATGGTTACCAATGGTAACTACCATGTTCTTAAAGGTAGACTTCCATTCCTTAATCTGTTCCATTGCATTGCGGTACTCACTCACCGCACCCGGATGATCCGGATGCTTAGCATGGAAGCTAATGCAATGATGGTCAACGATGTCACCGATATGTACGATGGTGTCACACTTATACTCTGCCTTGATATCCTTCACGAACTGAAGGTAACCATCAAGGACAGCAGGGAAGTGAGTGTCTCCAATTACTAGTACTCTACTCACTTATGGTTTCTCCATTTGTATGCATCTTTCCATTGCTGTGCAACAGATGGCATAGGCTCACGACCCTCTTCAACAATAGGTGCATAGAGATCAATGAGTCCATCAAAGTGATCCTTCTGCAGTTGATTCCAACTATCATAGAGATCACCATCTCTCCACTTCTGTCCTGTCAATCGTCTGTGTGGCTTCAAGTTCTGTAACACAGTCATCTTAATCGCTGTCATCAGGTTCTCCTTCAATAAAAATTTCTACATTCATGTTTGGTTGCGGCTCTATGTTTCGCATAGAGAAGTCTAGGTACGCAGCTTGTAAGAAGATATCACTAAGGGCTTCCGTTGGAAACCAAAAGGATATTTTCTTTTTCTTTTTAACAGATGCAGCTAAGGCAGTAAACAATCTTACTGCTTCTTCTAGATCACCCTCACTAGTAACTTTAAATACCTTAGTCATTGGAAGAAATACTCCGCATCTAAAACATCCTTAATGTTTAATGAACCAGTAGGTGGTGCATCAGGTACTGTAATCTTTAATGCTTTTGATACTTCGATCCGCATGTCATCTAATAGGTTGGTAGTGTGCATTGCACAAAACTCTTCATTAGTAAACATACGCATTAGATTAACATCGGGTGCAGGACAACCATATGAATCATGGATCATACTGAACTGTTCAATACCAGCACCAACCATTCTATATATGGTACACCACATATGACTTGCATCAAGTGAGTGAATATAGTTAGGGGAGATGGCTAGATTAACTGAGCCACCATCAATTGTTTCCTTATCGGGTGAGCCAAAGTGTAACTCTTTCATATCGAATAACTTAGCTACTGATCGTCTAGTTAGTATCTCATAGTATTGATGTACTACTTTAAACCCACACGGGGTAGTCCACTCAACATTCTTACCTAGTTCACTAGCCATATCAGCCACCACCTTGAGCCATGCCTTGCCCTTGTTAGCCTCGACCAATGTACCCTTGAGGGCAGCATCAATGAAGGTAGCTAACTCGACAACAGCCCCAGCAATCTCATCCTTACCAACCCAATCAAGGTGACCCTCAGTCTTACAGTACCTGCGAATACCATAGAAGGTAACACCATAGGGATCAGTCATTACTGCTCTCTTACACACAGAGCGGTCAATGTTACCCTTCCAATACTCTATAAATTTTTTCGCCCATTTTCCATTGTTAGTATCTGCATCTTGTACTGACACCATATTAGATGTCATCACATCAGCAACATACTGATATAGATCTTCGGGCTTCTTAGTGTGTATGAGGTTAACTTTCTTGGCAAGATAAGGGTCACGCATAAGTGCAGCCCAATGCTGAACACCATTGCATGAACCATCCATTTGCACAGGCACTTGAGTTAACCCATCAGTACGACACAGATCAAAGACAGCAGCGATACGCTGGAAGCTTGGATTCTTTTTCTTCTTATGTGATACCCACTCAGAGCGGGTAGCATAGGGATCATCATTGATTCTCTTAAGCATGTCCATGTTATCATCGACCCACTTAACTCGTTGATCAAAGGTTGTCTTGTCCTGATCGAATAGATTAGCGACATGAATCTTTAACCAATACAAACCAATGGATGTTTGTTTCCTTGGCTGAGCAAACTGAATAAGACCACGATCAAAGTCACTTGACTGTGGACTAAGTAAATCACATGCTGCATTAGCACGACCACGGAAGTCACATGTATAAATATGGTAGAAGAACTTCAAAGGGATTAATGATTGTGCCAGTTTAATCCGGACAAGCATACGACCTCGTGATCGTTCTTCCTTATACCAATTGCTATAGGTTTCTTCCTTGAGCTGACACCACTTAGCCTTCTCTTCTTTAGTCCCATCCTTAGGATAGGGATCAGCAAAGTCAAAGGCTGAGAAGTCATACACGGGAAGGTTAGCATCTCGTGTGTTGTTCTTAAAGAGTGTAGTCATTATCTCTAGCACTCGCTCATTGATTGACCATTCGGTATGCATCATAGCATTAAGCCCAGTGACTACTATCTCTGATGGAAGGCTACCATTCTGGTGTACCTTCTCATCCCACATTACATCCTTAAACTTCTGTACTACAGGCTTACGGATATGGGGTAGTAGATTTCCACCACTACTACTTAGAGTATGTTTAATTGGTGGGATAATCATTGGTCGATACAGCAGGGCAGCAGTAGCAATCACATCCTGATGACGCTTATTAAGTTCACTCAATATGTCATCAGTAAAGGTAACTACAACACGCTCACTCCATCGCTTGCCTGTATGCTTACGAATGTTCTTTAAGTTAATGACTTCGGACATCTCCGCTATGCGTAGCATGTGATGACCAAAGTCTTCGCGTTGTTTCCTTGAGAAGGTTTTCTTATTAAGAGTACCCATCTTATAGGCAAACGCCTTGCATCTCTTAGTAGTCCACTTCTTCTGGTAGTGGGATTGCTTGAGCCAATCCTCACGGAATTGTTTCTTAGCCTGTTGATAGGCTACAATCTCCACTACCATCTCAGATATAACATGTGCTATGTGTTGAGCAGTAGGCAATGGGAACAGATCGTTCTCATACTTACGCTCCCAGAAAGCAGAGTTAAACCATTCGAGAATCAGTGATCTAATAGTAATGTCTGCCATCTTAGCAGCACCAACAGCAAACAAAGGGAATGCCCATTCAGGTGTCTTCCTATTCTGTGATACCGTATCTATCCATTGCTGGTAGAAGGGTGTAAGATGGATGACACATGCGTCAATCAATGTTTGCTCAGGGATACCCTCATCAGGGTTAGCATTGTATGCATCCCAGTATTTATGTTCCGATAGGCAAAGCATATCTTCCTCAGAGATAACTTGTAGTGCAGTTCTTTTATCTTGTTCTTCTTTAGATAATGAATCCCACAGTTTAGACATGCATCTCCTTGGTTAAGTTAGTCCTGCGTGTAACGATCAACAGAGATAAGTGCATCACCATGATGCCTACGGACATAAGCAGCAAGCCGTTTATATACAGCAGGGGTACACTTGAAGCTAATATCAAACGCATTGTTATAGAATGCATATCCCGATCCCTCATAGGCTGTCATAAATGTTGGATCAGTATCCATGATATCCTCACGGACATCAAGGTAATCAACAGTGCCATCAAAGATGAACACATAGTAATACTTCTTAGCCTTCTTAGTCTTTGTCATAGTGTTTCCTTAAAGAATGATACAGTAGCAGCAAACGCAATAGACAGTAGTGCAATCCCAAACATAAGAACAAACATGATAGTAATAAACTCGATCATGTTAATCCTTAGACAAGGGTGAGTGCAAACTTCATCACATCCATAGTAGTCTCTTGATTCTTACCAAGGAGATTACTAAAGGCAGACGATTCAAACGATGGCTTACGACCACGAGCAGGGATACGATGCTGAAGTTCCTTGGTTACTGCATTAGCAGCAAGCCAAAGGTTAGCACTACATCCATTTAACTCAGCCCGTTCAGCATCAAAGGTATCAGCCCACTTGCGGATGGTTACAGTAGCACGGAGATAGTTCTCATAGTCATCGGGTAATGTTGGATTAGCCACAACTGGCTCTTCAACCATACCCCATACATCCAACCAGAACTTCTGGATCTCTGACTTAGTAAGTTCCTTACGAACAAGAGTTTGTACCTTATCTTCAAAGAGTTTACCGGACATAGCGTAGAACTTAAGGGCTGATGCCATAGCCTCACGCTTCTTCTTCATGTCACCTGAGTGTACAATACGGAAGGACTTCTTACCACCTGCCATAGCCATGCTCAATGTATTCTGACATACGATACGAACAGTAGTAGGTAGTGCTTGCTCAGCAAGAGTACCATCATGACTGTTAATGAGTGCCATATACTGTGCGATAGGATCATGTCCATTGACACCATCAATCTCTCCTGTCTTACACAAGACAACCAAACGCTTACCACCACCCATACTTAGAGCAGACTCAATCTTAATGTCAGCACCAAGATTGTATGCCATCTCAAAGACTTCACTATTCTGTACGATCTGATAGTCAGGTGATTGAATAGACAAGATAGCATTGTTGTCACTACGAACAATAGCATTGTAGTCATCAGAGGTAGCATCACCTGCGGTTACTGGACCAACCTTACTAACAGTCCAATCAAGACCAGCAATCTTCATTGCCTCAGTAGGTGACATATCTTCCTGAATAACCAAGCCAAGTCCATGCCATGCGGCAGTCTTACTATAGACTGCACCATCAGTATCTGTAATGTTATGTGCCATTAGTTTCCTTTAGGGTTCTCTTCATCACGGTCTTGTGTATCAAGATGCCGTATCTTAGTCCGCTTGTACGGAGGTAACTTCTTCTTTGGCTTGAGTTCTTTCTTCAGCCATTTGCTTTTGTCTTGCTTCATAAGTACGCTTGCAATCCCATTGCATAGTCCATAGTGATTCAATATCCTTAATACTAATACGCTGATTCATTGAATTAACTTCGCCATTTCTCACATTGAGAATGGAGAATACCACATCATACACCGCTTCAGGCTCACTGAAACGAGATGGTTCAATAAGCATAAACTGCAGCACAGTATAATTATCTTGGTCAATTGTTAATGTCTTAGTGAATGTCTCATTCATATCTTTACCTTCTTAATAGATTTTATACAGCCAATCGGTATGCAATTAACATCCGATACAATAGAACCAACATCATCCCAAGTAGCAGCAACAGTAATGTACTCTTGATTACACTCATAGAGTTTAGCAATACTTATACATTGATGAGGGTGCATATCATAGATGTCTTTCTTATCCATCCATGAGTCAGCATACCCAGAGATATCTTCCCATTCGATAATAACAATTGCGTTAATTAGTTTCTCTAACTCAGTATCAAACACCATGATAGTATCCTTTCTTAGTGGGACAGAAGAGACTTGAACTCTTAACCAATCGGTTAAAAGCCGACTGCTCTACCATTGAGCTACAATCCCTATAGTAGCACGGGTGGGAGTCGAACCCACACTACACAGATTTTAAGTCTGTAGACTCTGCCATTGGTCTACCGTGCCATAGGTAGAATACATAGCATGATAGGGTCAAAGCCTATTGTATATGCACCTACCAAAGCGTCCCTGACTGGACTCGAACCAGTAACCTATCGGGTAGAAACCGATGCCTCTATCCAATTGAGATACAAGGACAGTGGTTTAAAGTTCATCAACATGTTCAGTAATAACATCCGCAAGTGCAGCGAATGACATACCATGATCATTCAGTTCTGCCAAAGAGTCTTGTCCATGTGACTCACTATCAATGAATCGTCCAAGAGCATCGCTCATACCTGCCCATTCACGAACACGCAATGGTAACACAAGACTATCATTATCATAGACAGTAATAGAGTCATCACCTATACTCAACATCTGAGTGTGTTGAAGGAATACATCTGACTTACGAGTAACAACCTTAACATCTAACTCATCAGGATTCTGTTGCATATACAGATCACACAGCACACCAAGGCAGCAGTACATACATGTCCCATTAATATCTGTGGCATGTAGTTTACCTGTTCCTTGTTGATAAGTACCAGACTTAAGAGCATCAACCCATTGCTTAGCAATATCAATCTTCATTATCATCTTCCTCATAGTTAGGATCAATAGAGAGAACACGCTTCATCTCATTAATATATTCATAACCCGCAGTAATCATTGCACTTTCAAGATGGTCTTCTCTGAACTGAGCATACCCATCAGTCTCCTTGTAATGCTTAGGATCCAATGTCATCTCTTCAGGTGTCCACATAGCAACAGCATACCCTTGCTTACGAATCCAAGAGTATGCTTGGTATACATTCTCTTCAATACTTTCATCCTTATTGTACACAAAGACATCAGTCATTGTAGTATCCTTCCTTAATCCATTCGATGTAGTTAAGACCAGCGGCTTGCATCTCAAGCTCGATTGTTTCTGTATTAATCTTATCTTGTTTAGGTTCAACTTCTAAATCATCAGGCGTAAGTATAGTAACAGCAAACCCATGAAGACGGAGCCAATCATACATACGATCAGCAGTCTCATAGATAGTTTCATTAGCATCTAAGTCGGGTAAGATCATTAGGTTCCTTCATGTAGTTGAATGTGAATCAATGGTTCTATATCACGGGGATATGCAACACCACTACAAAGATTATTAAACTGCTCATCAGTTACGACACACATATAACATCCATTGATTGTATTCCAAGTTTCCCCATCGGGGAACACTACTATAGTATGTAGAGCCATATGATTCCTTTAATAGAAGGGGCGGGAGTTGCACCCACATACTCACACTTATAAGGTGTGCGCTATAACTGCGTTTCAGCCACCCTTCTCTGTTTACTTCTTCTTCTTCTTGAGAGGGACAGTTCTGTTATCCATACGCATACCACTAAGTTGGTTGTCTAATAGTTGACACCACTTAATCAAACCATCACATCGTTCATTCACTTCATGCAGTCGAGTATCATAATGTTTACGACTTAAGATGTCACTAACAATATTGATAACAACATGTGCAATAAATCCAAACATAAGAATCAGTAGCGGAATTTCTATCATCAGTCTTCTTCTCCATTAATATCAGGTAGTTCGTCAGTCCATTCATAAGTTGGTGGTATATACCAATCTTCAGGGATCATACCACTAACATACGATTTAAAATTAGCATGCATATTCTTAGTCCACGCATCAAACTTATCAGCGGGAACCTCACCAACATCAATACCCTTCTCAGTAAGAAGGACAATCATATATGCGGTGATGATATCCATTAGTCGATACTAATTGAGAGGGACATATCAGAGATCTGATCTTCAACGAGAGTGGTTACTTGCTCACTAACACTATCCTTGATAAGGTAACGACAGTCATTACTATCCAAGTAGGCAGTAATAGAGTGCTCACAGATAAGGTTAATCTTATCCGTCAAGTCCTTAGTAATCAGGTCAACAAGAGTAGCAACAGCAGTTTCAATATCAGTCTTCATTGTGTCTCCAGTAGGTGGTCAAGTTGGTTAATAAACAATTCTTCATCTTCAGTAAGATAAAACTTATCGACTGTCATAGTATCAAACTCATTTAACATACGCTGAGCATCATCCCTCTTCTTAGGATCTTCGATCCAATAATGAAAGACATCAGCCACTTCTTTAATAAACTTAATGTTATCAGAGATGATTGTAGTAGAGGGTGACATTAGTCTGCTCCTGATGGTAAGGTATCATAGGTATCCTCTTCACCGCGATAAGGTGTAAGAGGGTTGAAGTTCAACTCTTCAATAACATTATCTAACAATTCTTTTACCTCACTATAGTCAACTATAGTAGGATAGAAGTCATGAATATGTACAGTACCCATCTCCCACTCACCATCTTGAATAGTCCATTGTATACTAAAGTCTACATCAATGTTACCATGTGACTCGCTATAAATTGTGTAAGTGTGATTATTAATTCTCATCCCAAGTTCCTTTCGTACTTATAGTAGCCCCAACTATTCGGCAGAGTGCCGATAGTGCAAGACTTTGTGTTTCCCCGGCGCATATCGGATCCCATCTAGGATCCTTGTATGTTAATACAAGTCCTATCCATATAGTCTTGTTGCCCATTGGCAACCTCTTTACCATGAGTTGTATACCACCATCCATAGGACAGGGCATCACACTTATCTCTGAATCCATTAGTGTATACTCCATCCACTATAACATTATACCACATCTCACCCTTACACAGGGCTTGAACGATAACATACTTAGATTTGTTCATCTTGGATTACCTCATCAACATACCATGAATAGGGAAAGTGTTGCATTGCATCCGTAATCATCATCAATGCATTATCAGCAGCCTGAGATTCAATATCAGTGATATCATTAATCTCTACAACAATTAGAATTCTCATCGGTTCACCATTCTGGATTTACCATAGGGTAGGAGTATAGGTCGATATCAGCACCTGCATATGTCAACCCAAGCGTAATGGCATAACGCTTAGCGTCATACAGACTATCAAAGATAATCTTTACTTGACCATTCATCCGAACCACATGGCACGGAGTAGTAGTCACCTTCTTCTGCTTCTTCTTCTTTACTTTCATGTAGATCCTTATGGAGGAGACTCAGACCCAAAGATAACAGCAATAATTGTAACACCTGCAAACAGTTGCTTCAGCCCCCTAACAGCATCCGCAGGTGAGTATGCGTAGACTAAGAAGGTGTGCTCAACCTCGGCACCAACTGAGTTCTCAGTATCTTCCTTAGGTGTATACACAAGGACAATATCATACGGTTCCAATACTTTATAATCATTCGTCATCTGTTGTTTCCTCAAAGATTACTGAACGCAAGTGTTCTTTAGTACGCTTGCTATAGATGTATCCAATGCTAATGATCACATCAAGTTTATCCACAGCCCATAGACTCATAGATTCTTTCTGTAACATCTCATACTGATCATCGTATATGATCATGACTTGCCATAGTGTCATTGCGTAGCCTCCGGATACACCATGTTAGTAAACATCTTACTATATATTGAAGCCATCACACTAATCGTAAAGACAGTACCCATATGGGCAATCTCATACTCTGCAGGAGTATCATAGTCTTGTTGCTCACGAGCATGTAGTTCCTGAGCATTATCAACAATAGTATCCCGCAATAGAGCGAGTACTACTAGCACATCCTCTCCTTTAATAGTTACTTCCATCAGAGTCCTTTCGATTGATTGCTTTGTTCTCTTCAACACAGTACAGTAGGCATGCTACAATGAGCACACCAATCATACCACCGATACATGGTAGAAAGATACTCATACTTCTACCTCCGTCCACTTACTAACACCATTCATCTTATTGATAGTCTTCTTAAGTGATTCAACCTGCTCCTCAAGTTTGCCAACAGTAGCGGCATAATACTTAAGGGTATTAGTAAACCCTTCATTGCCCGTCTTAAGGATAGCATTAGCAGTCTCTAGTCGAGTATTAGCCTCGACTAACTCCGTAATCAGGTCAGTCAGATCAACAATCATCTTCTTAATATCACCAGACATGAGAGTCCTTCCGTAGTTGGATAATAAGGTTGGCTTGATTATCATTACAAGCCCTAAAGTAATTCAGTTTCGCAGCCAAGTCTTCATTAGACTTGACAAGCATAGCATTAGTCTTGTCTAACTTACCAACCTCACCTGCTAACTCATGAACCTTTGACAAGAGAGTAAGTTCCTTCTTCTCAAGATATACAATGTACGCTTGTGCCGCAGTCAACATCTTCTTTACTTCTGTTTCGTTCATGCTGTATCCTTTGTGACATAGATGGTGGTATCATTCGACTTGATATTATACTTCACCTTGTAACCATCAAGGTATAGTAACGCTGACTGAGTGCAGATAAAGTCCTCGTTATTACAAGGATCATGTAGTGGATACATACGACATCCACCACCTTGTTCATTAGGGATCTGTCTCAGAACAATAACCTCCCCGCTATTAAAGAATGCATCAATGATAGTTAGTGCCATTAGACTGTCTCCTTCTTCTTAGTAATGGTAAGGTACTCCTTGAACTTAACATCAAAGTCATACTTTAACTGAGTGGTTGCCCACTCAAAGACATCAGCCAGAGTAAAGAAGAATACTGAATCAGTAACATCTTTACCCTCACCCTCATAGGGAAACACCTCAAACCCACCTTTATTACACTCCTCAATAACAAGAGGGGTGCCATCGTTAAAGTGATCCTCCACATATTTACCTTCGTTGTACAATTCCATATCATTCTCCTTGTTAAAGAAAGAAAGCAAACCATACGAAAGATATACCATAGGTTTCCCTACGGTATACCAGTAACTTATCCTTAAGTTACAAAGTGACAGGGCGAATAGGTTACACTAGGCATATCCTGCCTTACCTAATGTAAAGTTATTCTATATGCCTACGACAAGCATAGTATCGGGAACTACCCTTTGCTGAGTCTTAACGGATTAGTAGTCAGCAACTACCTTGTATTGAGGAGGATACAAGCGACCAAAGATATACCGTAGATTTCCCTACGGTATACCGTATTAGATGTTAACAATGGCTTCGGTTGGAACATCAGCCCGAACCCACTTAACCTTAACCTTGTCATACCCTACTGGCGTTGACAGATCCTTAGCACACCACATACCCCTAGTAGCACATACTGCCGGAGCATGGCGAATACCATACTTTGACCGAAGTGCCGCAGCGCATACCTCGTAGCCTTTACCCGTTACCTTACTAAGGTAGGCAATCGCTATACTAGCGTCTTGCAAAGTGCCAGACTTTACTGCACGACTAACATACGACTGCAATACCGTGTGCTGATAACCCTTCATTCGGATCCTTTCATTAGAGTAGCGAATAGACGGTAGAGCATACCCTTGCAGGTATACCCTACCGTCTACTCCCCTGTGGAAGTAGCGGGTGATACTTAGATCACGATACTGTCGAGGACATCCGCGAGGATATCCGTACGCTTCTTGGCTACATACCCCTGCGCTTCATTCTCAAACTTGAGAGTAGTGAAGTGGCAGGACAAGAAGTCCATAGCCCATGCGGTATACTGTTTGGCAGTATCCGATGTTTCTCCTTCCTTACCGCGCCACCTAAACTCAGCGGCAGGAATCCCAGACTTTCCAAGAAGTACCGCTAGCATACTGTACTTGGATGAACAGTTGGGTGGCATAATGTATGCCACTTGTTCCATGAGAAGAGGCATAATCCGTTGGGATACCTTGCCGTTCTCAGTGAACACCACGATGTCCTTTAACTTACCGTTGATAAGGGTACTGTTACCCTCCAAAGCCTCAGCGAATGCACCCTTGAGGTTACAAGCCGTAGCAACCCGGACAAACATATCGTAGGTCATAATGTCTCCTTTACAATGAATCCGCGTACCACGATGGTATCGGATAGGCGTACACCCTTGCGAGTGTACCCTAGCCGATATACCCCACCTTCCCGAAAGAAGGCAGGGTATACCGGATTCTGTAAAGTCGTGTGTATATATGCGCGTAACTTGCTAGGTTACCGCACGGACAGGGTTGTTTCAAACCCCCATCCACTATACTATCCGTGCTGAGCATCGGATATCCCGTCCGATAGTACACTTGGGCTTCGGGATACGGCAATCAGGGGTTACCTGAAGTAGGGAATGTTACGACTTATGGCTCTATGGCTCCTGCCCATGTCCTGCGTAATCCCCTGCCGTATGCCTAACGCGCATACTGTCGGAGCCGTTAACATACTGTAGCGATTCTCTTGATCGCGTACCCTAACGGTAGGGCATTTAGTTGTACAACCACTAACGGAACACGAATTTAAATCCGCAGACTATGCAAACAAAGTCCGATAACTTATGGGATCGCCAAAGGTTATCGGACTCAGGTTATCGGACTTGCCGCACCCCTAGGTTATCGGACACGCGCCCCGGAGGGCACCGGGGGGTGCCGCGCCGCCCCTTTGGGGGGATACCCCTTCGCTAATTTTTGACCCCTCTAGTCGATTCCTCAGGGATCCCCTTAGCTTGCCCTGTGTGGGGTTGTTTGTGTTGATGTCCTCCGGTAGCCCCAGAGGGATCCGGGGACCCCATAGGAAATCGACAAGGGATTAACCGGGGGGTAAACCCCGGAGTGCTCTATTCCTTAAATAATCCTAGATCCCCTTTCGGGGACCTAGGATCTGTATGTTTATATAATATTGTAATTAACACTTAGGTTAACTAGGGTTACCCTTAGGTTACCTAAGGGACTATAGTATACTATATAATTCAATAACATAATTTTAAAACCTATAGATGAACCTAAGGTATCCCTTAAGTATCTATCTAGTAGCCCCAACTATTGGGCATTACCTAAGAGATCCCCTAGGGAACCTGACACACCAGCTATACCCTTTGACATGTCTCCACTATAAGGTTTCCCAGCTTGCTTGAGTCTAGCCTTTTCAATGGCTTGTTCCTCAAGCATAAAGTTTCTGGGTTGTGTCGGAGGTAAGGCAGACGGTGTAGGGTTCCTTTGCTGTTGCCTTTGGAGCTTAGCATAAGGATACGGTTCTCTTTGGATTGCATCTAGGTAAGACTGTAGTGCTCCCTTTTGTTCTAAGGTTCCTGAAGCTTCTAGGGATCTAGCAGCTACAGCAAACGGACTACGGTTTAACAAAGAGTTAACAGCGACAATATCGCCAACTCCCTTTGCTACCTTTGTATAATCTGTTTGTTCAGCTGTGGCTTGTTCAGCAATACCCTTAGCACCACGATAGATATCCTCAGCAGCAGAGGCAGCAGCCCCTATACCAATAGATTCCATTGGGGTACCATAAGATCTCCAAGTACCACCAGCCATGTAACTGAAGCCACTTAGGACTGCTTCTAGAGCAGCCTGAGAGGTTCCCAAGATAGGAGCTGACTTAGCTACACGGACAGCAAAGGCAGATGGGTTCTCGGAGAACTCTTCTACAATATCTTCACCCTCTCTGCCAGCAATCCACTCACGGAATAAACCAATGAGAGTATCAATAGTCCCATAGAGGACCATGTTAGCAGCGAGGTAATGAAGAGTACTTCGGCTACCGTAGTCTAAGATAACACTATCTTGGAAGCCACGGAGATACGAACCAAGAGCATACCAGAGTTTACCAAGGGCTGTCTTAGAATCAATAGTAGTAACCTTACCTAAACCCGTAGGTTCAGGTGAAGATGTTTTAACAACCAGATCTTCTAAGGTATGGGCATAAGAACTAATAACTTGCTCCAGTACTTCTGGCTTAATGCCAACTACAGGTTTGTTCTTAGCTTGCCAATACATGTCAACCATATCATGGATATTAACTCGACCATCACCCTTAGGGTCAGTTCCCTTAATGAGATACTCTAGATGTTTAATCTTCTCTACAGAATTTAAACCATACTTCAAGAAGACCAAAGCTTCTTGTGGATTAAACCCAAAGCCATACTGTCTGGCAATAGTAGAGAATTGTTTCCAAAGCTTACGCTCAGCAGCAGCATCAGTCTCAGCTGCAACCATGTAGTCTTGCATGATCTTCATTAACTTAGGATCTTCTAAAGCAGTCAATAGCTTTTGGATTCTACCTTTTTTAATGTGCTTATAAAGCATACGCTGTACTCTAGTCTTAGCCATTGCTCTGGTCATGTTGGTTATAGCTTGTAGCGAACCAATAGACTCAGCAACCTTAGATACTGTTTCAAGACCATGAATACCAGTATCAATCACACCTTGACTAGGACTGGAGTTAACAAACTTAGTCTTAAGTTTAGAATCTAATTCAAATGCTCCTTGTCCTACTTCACCTAAGAAGCGAGAACTAAAGTCATGTTTAATATTTTCTAATCCAAAGATCATATCTCCAAGCTCAGAGTTATTCATTAAAGCATTCTTAGAGAACCGAAGATCACCAGCAAGATACCGTAAGTTTTGAATCAGAGTTCTAGGGATAGCTAAAGGACTTGCCTTTAGTGTTTCCATAATAAGCTCTGGCAATGCACCAAAGAAATATCCCGGAGCAATCTTAGTTTTCATTAGAGCCAAACTAATACGAGCAGCATACTGATCTTGGTATGGGAGCATAGGAAGTGTATCTGCATTATACATATACTCTTCTCTAAGTCTAGCCATACCAGAATCAATATCAGATAGTCTTGCTTCGGTTTGTCCTTTAGACCAGTTTTCAGCTACGGCTATAGCTTCTAAATCTTCTCTTGCTTGAACACCCACATGTTGGAAGATGTCTATCATTGTGACACCACGAGTACCTAGGAGTCTATCTAGTTCTTTCTGGAAGATTAATTCAAATGCTCGACCATTCAAGAAATAGTTATAAGCTTCAGCAAGATTGGTTCTGATGTGTTTAAGAATAATAGGATCAGCTAATACTTCCTCAGGAATTATACCGGGGATAGCTAAAGCTTTTTGTTCTTCTTGACCAACACGCATAAGGGGTCTATCAATGTTAGTACCAGTCTTTCGATTGTACTCACTATAAGCTCCCTTCTTTGTCTTGAAGTCTAACATCTCATCCATCTCAGCTTCAATAAGATCTTTACCCTTTAGGTAATCTTGCCACCGTTGAGTATACAAAGCTTTATTACCACCAACAGCTTCAGCGTAACGAAGTTGATCTGCTTTAGATAAATCATTTATAACCTTAGGCATTCGATACAGAGTACTAACACCATTAGCTTTAAGCATAAAGAAATTATGTGAGTCAGCTTTATTAGCCAACTGTTCTAGAATCTTTTGCTCACCAATAGTGATTGGATACTCAGCTTCTTTTAGACCAGCTAAAGTTTCAGGACTTAAACTGTTTGTTGAATCACCTGCTCTAAATTCCCGATCTCCAGCAAACAAGACAGTACCTCTTGCTTCTTTTGATGGAGCAACATCCAACCAACCAAGAACAATAAGTGTATTGATATCTAAGACTGGTGTCTTTAACTTACGCGCTCTACGAGCTTTTACCAAAGCAGCTACAAAGGTAGCCCGTTCAGTTGGACTCATAGCTCCAAAGGTTTCATGATTCAATTGAATCGGAGCATACTTCATAGGATCAAGTGGAGTACCATCATGAGATGAAACATGTCCTAAACCTGTGTCAGCTTGTAAATCTAAGATGGTTTGATTGGTCTGTCGTAAAACTTTTAGAAGAACATTAGTCTCTGTTGCTACTTCCTTTGATAACTCTGGAGATAACCCTAGAGCTACAAGATCGGCAGGAGTAACATTAACACCTTCTGAAAGCTTGGTATAACTTAGTACACCAACAGCCCGAATCTTATCTGCAGCCAGTCCGCTATCCTTTAATCTTTTATTAACTAAGAGTTGTTGTCTAGCAATACGGGTAATCAATCTAGCTTCATCAGACTTACATTGTCTTGCAGTTCGGAAAGCTTCCTTACCTGCTGCAGTTAAATGTCCGGTCTGTGCTCTGTTGTCTTCAAACAACCGAGCTAAGAATCGAATATTCTTTTGAAGGTTTCTAATTGTCTGACCTGTCTTACTAGCAGACTGGGTTGCATTAGCCATCCAACTATTCATTGCTCTCCACCAGTTTCTAGATGCTCGTTCACTACCACCAAAGATTGCACCAATGAGACTGCTTTGACGCAGTAGAACAGATGCGTTTTCTTCGGAGTTAGTTGTAGCTTCTTTAATCAACGGAGCAACATCAGCTCTTGGTGTCTCTTGTACTGGCTTCAGTGGAATAACTTCCGACACCTCCTCACCAGCCTTAGGAGCTGGAACTGGAGTTGGTTCTGGTGGCACAGGTACAGGAGACTCATCCTTAGTTGCATCACTTACTTTCTTTCTAGGTGTCTTTGTTTCCTTGGCAGTTAAAGTAAATGTACCTTCAGCGGTATTAACAATATTCAATTCATCCAATAAGATTGGAGGCATGTAAGCATCGCCAACTTCCTTGGCAGCAAGTACCATGAGTTGACGCTCTGACATAGACTTGTGACCCGGAACAGTAGCAAGCTTCTTAATATTCTCAGCTCGTAACTTATCTACTGTAATCCAGAACTTGGCTACGCCATCATCACCAAAGACAGCTCTGTTAGCTTCAACAATTGCTTTGTTGATTGTAACAAACTTTGTCCACAGCGACAGCAGGGTTGGAGAATAAGTATCACGAGATAAGTCTATGTTCTGCATTCGTGTCCAATAGTTCTTTAAGAATAACTTTAAGAACCCTTGGTCCATTCCGTTGTCACGAAGTAGATCCTTATCATCATTTACAATCCGCTCTATTCTTTCTGTCTCAGTAGTCTTAACAACTTCTGATACAGTCTTAACTGGAGTCGGACCTTCAATGCCACCTGTCTTAGTAACTCTAACTGGTGCGCCATCTCTAACAACACCAATAGGTTCTTCAGGGGCTACAGCTGGAGCTGGAGGTGGAGCAACATCTGTTACGGTAGTTGCCTCTACAGTTTTCTCAGCAATAGGTTCTGCCTTAACAGGCGGTTTTTTTTCTCTAACACGCTTTGTTGGCACACCCTTAGTAACTGTCAATGTAGTTACAGACTCAACACCGGGCTTAACATTAGTTTCAACTTTACCAATAACTACTGGAGCATCTTTCTTGATAGGCATTACTACACCATCTGAGAAGACAAGAGCATCAACGCCCATTCTATCTGCAACCTTCATAGTAGATGCCATCTTAACTGGGTTAGCCATAAACTCAGCAGAGGTCATGGTCATTGTCAGTGGCTTCTTAGGAACAAACGACACAGCTTCTTTAGTTGACACTTCACTGTTTTCAATGATAGCATCCACTTGTTTCTCTGGTCGTAGTACTGCTTCTGGTTTACCACCAGTAGTTTCCGAAGTAGCTCTAAACAAAGTTCCTTCGTCTACCTTTGTACTTGGTGTAATAACAGGATCTGGATTTTTATTAACAAGCTTAGCAGCTAATGCTTGTTTTTCCAGCAGCCTACTTCCAGTATCAACTGGGTTAGGCACTGTTGGTGTTACTGGTGTTTTAGCAATGTCAGCCACAACTTCCGTTGTTTTCATCGGCTTAGTTGTAGTTTCTGTAATTACATTATCTAAAGTTTTAATATACCTTGCAAGTTTAAGTTGGATAGATTGGGGTGTATCATCTGGGCTATAGTTAATAGCTTTACCAATACTATCAAACTTTTCTATAAGTGCTCTTCGATCACTACCAATAGTGCTTGCACTTTTTTTCTTACCAAGAAACTCTTCTGAGTTTTTTGCTAATGCTTCATCAGATTCAAACGCTAATAAACCTCTAACTAATGAAACTTCTTCTTCTGTAAATAAAGCGTTGTTTGATAAGTTATTCCATATTATAGCAGCGTGGTATCTTGTTTTTTTAAATTCCTTAAGTGTTGTTTTCTTAAGCTTACCAGATCGTAAATCAACTAGTGAAGGACCTTTTTTACGGTCTTTTTCAGTTCCTGTTTTGGTTACTAAATCTTCAGTAGTACCATCTCTACTACGAACTTCATCCAATAATTCGTTTCTAGCCATAGTTGCTGCAAGACGAATAAGACCATTCTCCGTAGTTAATGTACCATCTTTAATCTTGCTATGAACATAATCTAGTTTCTCAAAAATAATACTAGCTTGTGCATCTGTAATCAATTTCTTTGTAAACAGTTTAGCAGCAATATCATTAAGATTTTCTAAAGTAAGGACTTGACTACCATCCGCAATTGCATCAGTTGTAGCAGCATCAGTCACTGCAACAGCTATCTTCTTACGCGGAATTTCCCACTTACCAGTAATCTCATTTAAAACAATTGACCCATCTTTAATCATTTTGTGAATACCAACTAGTACCTTTTCAGGAGTCATGTTGGGACGCTCACTCAATTTTTTAATGAGTACGGGATCAATGTTTTTATTTAAGATAGGTAAAGCAAGATGCGTACTATTTTTATCAGACAAGAATGCACTGATAGAATCTAAAGCAATGTTTTGAGAAGACCAAGTTGGTTCTTCAATATTAAACACACCTTGTGATTGTAGTGATTTGATATAAGCTTTGTGGTGTTGCATAACAACAAGCTCTGCAATATCACTTAAACCATTGTTGTTAAGATGCTCCCGAAGAGTCTCAATAAGAGTAGCTGTTAAGAACTTATTACCATGTACATCAGCAAGCAAAGTATTAATATCACCCACACTTAAAACATCTGTTGGTGTCTTTAATTTATTCTTAGCTTTAGTTGCACTACTGGTTTGAGTTTCTAAACCACTCTCAAGCAAGTTGATTAAACTATCTGCGGTTGTTCCCCAGTAACTCACATTATAAACATCTGCTATGTCGCGCTCTTGGTAGGTTGCTGGTAGTAGAGTTTTCTCTGTGGCTCCGGTCTTAAACTTTTTAGCATTAAACAATTTGGTTTCAATAAAGGTTTGTCTTTCCTTTAGATTCATTCCAGCCATCTGTTTAAATTCTTGCGTTGTTAATAGCCATGTAACTTTAACTAGCATTGAATTAAACTGAGCTTGCTTATGGGAATTATAAGCATCAACTAAAGTTTTCATGTGAACAGTAAGTTTGCCATCAGAGTTGATGACCTCATTACCGCTACTCTTAACTATAGCCATTGCAATAATCATAGAAGGATCACCTAAGCCATTGCTAATAAGATCAACTTCGCCCTGACTAAATCTAAAGTTCTTTGGATTTATATTGGGCTGGGCTTGAGATGTATTAGATTTCAACCACTGTGTTACAGTGTTGTTAAAGTTATTAATACTCTCATTGTCATTAGCAATCGTAGAAGCCTTGACAGTAGTATCCTTAACCGGAGTTGCCTCACCGTCTGCCAATGTATGTAAACCATTTTTAGCAAATGCTAACATATCATCAACAGAGAGTGTCATGTTCATTCCATTTTTATATAGACGAGCACGAACAGAAGCAACCACATCTCGGATTATACTACCAATCTTTTCACCAAAGAGATCTACAATCTTAGCAATGAAGGTATTATCAATAACACTAAAGCCATTGATACGACCCGCTAACATTGCCTCTTCTACGATATAACCAATAGCTTCAGCTGGGTTATCAGTAACATTTGCTTTAGCCATTCGATCATATACCTTAGCCATAAAACTTTGGAACTCAGGCGTTGCAGTAGTATCAGCACGACTGTTAACAAGATCTAAGGCTCTGGCTTCCATTGCTTTGGTTGCAACACCGTGCATTACTTCATGCGCTAATACAGATGGGGCAGTGCCATCAGTAAGAGCTGAGGCAACAAGAAACATTAAACCAGACTTAGGATCATAGAGTCCAGCTACTTCGCCATTAGCAGAATAGCGTATAAAGCTATCGCCTAAGTCAGCTCTATTTTCAATACCTCTAAAACCCAATAGTTTATCAGTGGCAACTTCAACCATCATATAATCCCATGCGCTTACACCTTGTTTATCTATAGTATATTTAGATATAAGAACATCACCCCCAACTTTTAGACCATCGCTAATTCCTGGAAACTTATTAAGTTTGTGGTCAGGACCAAGGTATAAATTTCCTCGAACTTCTCGTAAAGCATATAAAGAAGTGTCTATATTAAAATTATGCAGATTTTTTCCAACTAATCTTAAACTTGAAAGATCTACTTTACCTTTTATAGTAACATCGCCATTAACAATTTCTAACTTAGGGGCTAAACACTTACTAGTTATAAATAAAGAGCCATCAACTCTTTTTAAAATAGGAGCAGAAACAGGTGTTTCAAAAGTACAATTCTTAAACACTTTTACTAAACTAGGCAAAGTTATAACTGGAGCACCTGACTGGCGATAACCATTAATAAAACTATCACCTATTGTAGAAGTATGTTTAACATTTAAATAACCTACCGAATATAAAGATGGTAGTTCTGCTTTGTCTGTATTTATTGTTACTACTCCATCCACACGACTTAAACGAGGAAGCTTGTATACAGTGTATGCAGAACCCATATTATTAAAGTCAATAGATCCACCTATAGAAGTTAAATTAGGTAAATCTAAACTAGCATCTGAGTGTGTAAATGCAACTACATCACCACCAATTGTTTCTAATTGGGGTAAAAAAACATCTGTTAGATAATCAAATTTATCATATATTGTTTTTAAACTAGGAAGTGTATCTGCTTCTGTTTTTGCATAAAGTCTAAGATCATCAACTCCAATAAGATTAGGTAGACTACAATTTTCTTGTAAGTGCAATAGACCATCATGATCAATAAGGGCGGGGAGATTAACACTACTAATTGTTATTTGTTCTGTTACTTCTGTCAAACTTTCAAAGGTCAGTCTATTGTTGGGTTGCCAAACTATGTATGTTCCCAGTGTAGCTACTGTAAACTTGCCATCAATTTTTTTTAGAGCTGGCATAATAACTTTAATATTATTATTAGTTATAAGATCAACTGCACCTTCAATAAGTTTTAAATTTTTCATGCTCACAACAGGTCTAGTACCATACTTTACATTTACGCGATACTCAAGAAACTCTAGTCCTCCTTGCAAACTTTCTAAATTATCAATATTAATTTTTATGTCATAGTTGTTTACTTGAATTCCATCAGTTACAGTCTTTAATCCAGGTAAATCAACATCTTCATTTATATGAAGTTTGCCTGTTATTTTACGCAAGTTAGGTAAACGATTAACTTTTCTAACAGTTCCCCTAACTCTTTCTTCTGTTCCTATAGTAAAGTTACCAATAAGTTCAGTTACATTTAGTAACTCAGAAACTAGATCATCTCCTAGTTGTAAATAACCATCTCCAATTAATGTTACAGAACCATCAGGCATTCTATAACATTTAATAGCAGTTTGAGCATATGTTCCAGCAAATATTTCTAATTGCTTAACAGCTGTCGGTGTTCCCGAACGACCTTGAGTATGTGTAGCTGTTGGTTTAAATTGAACGCCTCCTGCAGTTTTAATAGCAGCTTCTGCTATTGCTACTTCATTTGCGCGTTGCATTGCTTTTATTTGAGTTGCATCTAATGTAGGTAATTTACCAGAGTTAATTAAAAGATTAATTTTATCTACATGTTCTATAGGTACAGAACCATTATTAGCTAATCCTTGCATTTCTCCGACATTATAATTATTGTTTTCTAATCTAACAGCAACAGTTGGTTTACCCTTATGTATGTAAGTCCAGAAGTCACCTCCTTGAATATAAGGAGCTGCCATATAATCTTGTGTACACCAGCCTGAAGCACTACAACTTTGTAGTTGATTAACTCTTAAGTCAAAATCTGGATCAGCTACATCTGACATAGGAATTCTGCGCCAACCATTATCAGCATCACCAATTTCAACTAAATCTTCTGTAAGTTTAAGTAATGCTTTACGATAGGTAACATCAAATCTTGGAGCTAAACCAGATTGTATTTCTGCATAGACAAGATCTAATGCTGCTTTATTAAAAGGTAATCCTGTGTTAGCTGAGTCTGTTTTAAACTGCGCCATGACTGTAGTAACCACATAATCTCTAAAGAAAGGATCAGCAGCAAAGGTGGGATTAGTTACTTCTAATCCTTCTTTCCACCTATCAATACTATTTTGTCGAGCAACAGTAACATCTTCTAACAAATTAACTAGAGCTGCGTCTTTATTACCTTTACGATATTCAGCAACAGAAGTTCTAACTGTTAGTGGTAAGTTTTCAAGTTCAAGATCTGTAATAGAATTAATGTAAGCATCAGGATCAAATGCTGGTACTGTGCTTATTAATTTTTCATAGTGAGCTTGAGCTTGAACTCTAGCATCTGCAACAGATCTAATCTGTGTAAAGTTAACAAGTTTTTTATTTTCAGCAAAGATCATCCATGCTCTTGCTGTACCTTCAGCTTTAATCTTATCTGCTTTAATACTATCAAGAGTATCTTCATCTAGATCTCGTCCGGTTTTTTCTTTAAACTTGGTAGCTAAGTCACTAGCATTACTAGCAATAACTAAACCACCAGCAAGTTTATTCTCTCCACGACCAAGTAGTTTACCAACAACGGCACCAAATTGATCATTGAGTGAAGCCTCAACCATTGAGATAGAGTTACTAATTCTTGTTCCCTTATCCGTCTGAACGACAGACAGAGAAGGAGCAAGATCTCTCTTAAACTTATTTTGCTTAAGAGCTGTAGTCATTGCCGATACCAAGTCTGGAACTGAGATAGCATCATTAGCTGCGGTGTCTAGCTCTGTAATTTTTTTGATTAAGGCACTAGCTACCGTGTAATGATCTGAAGAGTTAAAGACACTAGCAGCAAAAATAATACTTTCCTTTAAATCCTTAAGCACTCTCTTAAATAGAGAAACTTCTACAGGCTTGAGAGCTGCAATAACAGAATATGTTTCTGCTTCGGTAAACAAAACAAGTGAGAAAGTATTAACAAATGTTTCTTCCATGTTCTGTAAATGATACGAGGTAAGGTATCCCGATGCCAGCAGAGGATCTGCTAGGGTTGCAACATTAATGTTAAGAAGCGTTGATGCTTTAGAATCTTTAATCAGATTGTTGTATAACTTTAAAGCGTTGAGATAAATATCACCAGTGGCTGCAGCTTGGAAGTATGCATGCCCTAACTCATGGAGGACAGCAAGTGTTCGCATATTGGATGACTTGTCATCTGAAGTAGAATTGATTCTAACTATTTTCTTCTTAGTGTCAAAGTCTGCAAGGCGAGTACCCTGTGGTTTTCCATCTTTGCTAACAAAAGCTTCGACACTATATTTAATATCAAAGGCTTTAGAATCAAAGTTAAGATGAACAACAGAAGCTAAAAGCAACTCTCTATCAGTCTTAGTAATAATATTCTTAGCTACAAGTTCTTCTGTGAAGTCAAAGAATCGTTGAGCATGTTCCTTATTACCTGTGACCAAAGAAACGAATAGAGAAACATCTTCTCTAAGTTTGGCAATAAGAGCCGTTCGTTTTGGATCTAGTCGTTTTAGACTTAAAGATTTTTTAATATCTTCATGGAGTCTATTGACTGGAGTATATGCTTCTCCCGAAATGTTTGCCTTGATAGCATCTACGGTACTGTCGCTGACAGTGTTGGTTAGTGCAAGTTCAGTAACTGTACTATCAACAATATCTAAAACTTCCTTTGGTAGATCAGCAGTAAGTTCAGCTTTCTTTGATGGGTTGGCTACGATCTCTCGTGCTGTTTCCAACAAACTAACTGCAGCTTTTTCAGCTGATTCATTCTTGGCTGCTGCGGTAACCACAGTAGATCTAGCATCGGCAACATGTTCAGTAATAGTTTTACGAGGTCCTTTAACACCACCAAGACTTTCACTAAGAGCCTTACGCTCTGGCTTAGACAAAGACTTGGTATAGTTTTTAATCATAGCTCGCCGCTGTGTTTCCATAGTGGCATAGATCTTATCACGAGCGGGGGTTAATAGACCTGCTTCTTTTTCCTTGCGTCTGGTAGTAACCAGATGCTCTTCGGCTGCATGTAGAATCCGTAGTCTATCTGTGGTTCCCATGTCACCAAAGGTTTCACCCTTCCCAGTAAGGGAAGCGCGTTCCTCAACTGCGTCACCAGCTGAGTTCTTACGAGACAACTCTGTAACAAACTCAATGATGTTACTCAGAGTACCATTAGTACCTGTGCGTTCGGCATAGGCTTGTCTGGTTTCATTGTCCAAGCGTCTGGTCATAGGGACATCAGGGGTTGCTGTAGCAGCCTCAGGAGTCACTGCAGCACGAGCATCGGTACGATCTCTAGCTGTGGTAGTCTCTGCTTGGATGCGCTCAGGAGTCGGCTCTACGCCCTCTAGGATAGATTCAGTAATAACCTTTTCTGGTACTGGCAAGTCTACAACCACTTCTTTACGAGTTAACTTCTTATTAAAGTAACCTATGGTTTCCCCAAGGCGTGTGCCTTCATAAGTAAAGCGTTTGTCTGTACTCATACGAACTACAGCATCCCCAACAGGGGCAACATTAACACCCTTAAGTCTGTTTAGAAAAGCTCCAGCAGTACTACCAATAACTGTAGGTAGTAAACCAAAACCAACTCCACCAAGTGCAAAGCCTTCGCCACCAGCCCAAGCAATGCTTGCAATATCATAGTCTTTCTGACTTTCTGGATCGGCATAGTTAAGGGCTGCACTATAAGCAATCAGCTTGTTCTGTCGGGCAGTTTCTTGTAGGGCATTACCTACACCAAAGATAGCACCTGTCATTACTGCAGAGTTTAACATTCCTAAGTTCTTAGCATAGGATGGAGCCATACCTAAAGGAAGCTTGGCAATTGTTTCAACCACATTTCGAGCTACTCTAAAAGTAGTTAGACCTGTGGTTGCTGTAGTTGCGGTTGAAACAGCAATAGATGGTATCAAACTAATACCAAATGTTGCAGCTGCTGCACCTAATTCTAAAGCGGCAAATGGAATACTATCCGGAGAATTGATAACACCACCAACTAAGTTATCAACTAGTAATCTACCAGTATCAACCCATTGTGGTTTATATTGTTCAATTCTTTGTTGAACATTATTTTTAACTAAGACTTCATTAATTCTATAGTTAGCTTCATCTTCGTTTGTTGCGGTATAAATTAAATTAGGTGATATATTATTTTCTATAAAACCTTGTTTAACTCGTGGATCTAAAGCATCCCACCACAACTCAGGATCAAATGACGGATCAACTTTATTACGAATAGCAAGGATGTCATCAACACCTCTAGCTATATCTAAATCACTCTTACCTAAAAAAAGACTATATAAAGTAGACTGAGAAAGCAAACCTTCTTTGGTTGAGAAACCCAATCTTTCTTTAACTGTTTTTCTAGCTAATCCATATTGCAAAAGCTCTTCAGCTTTTTGTAATCGCTGTTGAGTTGGAGTTAAAACATTTGGGTTTTGTTCTTCTTGATTTGCAATAGGTGCTAAGAGTTTAACTAGACCTCTAGCCTTATCAAGCTTCTCTGGAGTTAAATCACTATCGCCATACTTAACTACAGCTAAAGGATTTCTACCCATAATAGCAGCTCGCATTGCTGCTCCTTTTGAATAGTCTTGAAACTCATTAGGTCCAAACCCAAACCATTCTGCCATCTTATTAACAATACCTTGCTGTCCTCCTTGTAAGGAAGACAACAAGTTGGTATTAGCAAGATACTCATTAAAGGTATCTCGTTCTACTACTTCATTAGGATAAGTTAAAACCCATGCATTAGGGTCTAGTTTTTTAGAGACATCGGGAATATTAAGATCACCTTGCATTCCCATAAGAAACTGTACATCACTTGTATAAGTTTTAAGACTAAGCCTTGGTGTCTCCGCTGGTGACTCCGGTACTATAGGAAAGTTGTTTACATAATCAATCATTCATATCCTTTCTGGGGGCAGTGCGCCATAAAGAGGATTACTTTTGTAGCAATCGTTTTGTAATTGTTTTAATCCAGAGATCATCTGGAGTGAATTTAGTTGCTCTGCTTTGAGGCAGTAACCAATGCATTAAAAAGTCTTGTCGGAGATCTGCAAATTGTTTTGGATCTCTTAACTTTAATTCAAACTGTCGGAATAGTTCATACTCCTTTATTTTGTCTTGTTGTTTTTTATTTAGATCATAAGGTTGAACTACTTTGTTATCAATTGCTGCAATTCTTTGCTCAACATTATAAGCTTCTACTGCAGTATCTATCCACTGTTTTTCTACCTGTGGATCTAAAGGAAAGGTCGATGAATCAATAGAAGCAATAGCTTCATTGACAGTCATAAACTGTGTGGATCCTTGTTTCTCTTTTAATACACGATCATTTTTTAAAGCGGTTCTAATCTGATACTCAAGAGCAGCTGGTTCCCACTTCTTTGCTACAAAATCTGCAATAACTTTCATATAAATAGATTTAGAAACACCATACATAGGTTGCTCATCTTCATCAAGAATTTCTTGAATAACTCTAGTTGATGTTTGTTTATCAAATGCCGATAAAAGAAAGTTTGCTGTATCTTGTGGAAGATTTTTAACATCTTCATCTCGTGTTCTAAGAATAGAAATAGGATCACCAATGGTTTGTGACAATACCGAATCTAAGTTGTTTTGTGCAAGAGCTTCACTAAGTTCTGCAGACTTTAAACTTTTATAGCCACGCTCTTGTAAGTTTCTTCCTAATTCTTGGAATGGATCTGGACTTGTTCCTGTGTCTTGCATTGCATTTGGAATAGCTTGTAGTAAAGCAACAGGAGCAGAAGGCTTAGGCTTCTCTGTTATTGGATATCTAGAGTTACCCGGCAAGGCAAACTTAGCAGGAAGGTCTGACCATTCTTCTGGTAGCTCCCCTGTCTCTAAGTAAAGACCAGCAAAGTCGTAAGTTTTAATTTCTAACTTGGTTGCCGGATCAATTGAAGACATCAGATCATTTCGGTTTAAGAAACTAGCCATGTCCTTTTGAAAAGCTTTAATACTACTTGATGGTAATACAGTTTGCTTTTTAAAAGATGCTTCAATGGGCGTTTGAGTTGCAGCCCCAAGCATACTTTTAACGGTGCTTTTAATTGTATCTGCATTTTTATTATTAATTAAAATATCACCAAAGGTTGCATTAAAGCGTTTAGTATAAGTAGCTGAATCCTCATTAGGTTTAGCAGCATCAAAGTATAAATCCAAGTCTTTAGTATCAATAGTTTCACCCGCTTTAAAAGCGTAGAAAACATTTCCTTTTTTTGACTTGTAGATGTTGTAACCAGTCTTACTCAAGGTAGCCATACCGTTCACAAAGGGAGTAGAATTAGGTTGATATAAAACCATTCCTTCATTACTACCAGATGGTACCAGTAAATCACCTTCTTTAATTGTTTGTAGCTCTTGTTGTTCTGCTCGTATCGGAATAACCATATCTGTGGGGATCATTGCTTCTTCTGCATTCTGAGCAGCTTGTTTATCCCACGGATTTAATTCTTTTTTGTTTTTAAGTTTAGCTACAGCTACACCAATAGTAAAGGATGCAAAATCAGAAAGAGTTTTAGCACCCTTTGCTTTAGCTTGAACTAACATACGATCTAGGTTTTCTTGGCTAAAGATAATAGGTTTACTCATACCACCAAAATTACTTAATAGAACTGGAGTTACACCAAAATCATTTAATAGAATTGGAACTACACCAGCAGTTTCTTTACTAGCTTTTGCTGCTTCTATAAGCTTATCATAATTTACAATTAAGAGAGTACTTACTTGTTCGGTAGTCATAGAATCTAAAAAGATATCATTCTGATTACTAAATACTCTAGCAACTGCGCCGTTGTTTACAAAGTTTGCTTGCGATATTGCAACATCAACTGATTGTGGTCTATAGGCAGAAGCATTATCTCGTGTGGTCATACTGTAAAGTTCTGCGCCACTCTCTCGCTTAGCTATTGTAGTTTTTAAACTCTTGTCTAGATTGTCCATGTTCTGTCTATTATCACTAGCCGGAAGTTTAAAGAAAGGTTCGCCATCTTGTTTTGTTGGAGTATACCAACCATTGCTATATGTAGTTGCACTTGGTGGAACAAGCAAAGGCATTAGGTTGACACCACTTTTGGTCTTCATACTTTTAAAGCCAATGGGAATGCCACCATTAGCAGCTGTTGCATAGGCTTGATTCTTAGGAGAGATTACATAAGAAGACTCCCATTGATTAGCTGGAAGAATGTCTGTCCATGCCTTCATTGCTGCTTGTGATTTCCGAATCAAGTCTTCTTCTTTACTTAATGCTTTATCAAACACATAACCATATTTTTCTAATATAACAGGAGTACAGGCTAAACCCAATCTTAGTTGTTCTCCAATAGGAAGATCACGCAACACTTTGGTTTGATCTCTCATACTTGCTGTAGTTTCAATTCCCATATTATTATACATTGCTGTAAATAAATCCACATCAAGACTTGAAAAAGTACCCTTAACATTCTTTACGGCAACTTCATAAGATCTTTCTGGAGTATAATCAAGATTAGTATCGGAAATATTAAGAGCTAAAACATCTGAGGATGTTGCTTTTGTTTGGTTTTGACGCGATAGGTTTTGATTTTGAACCGCTACCTTATAACCATTTTGATCTGTAATAACAACAAGACCTGCTTGTTGTCTTGAGTCTGCAATAAACTGTTTTACAAAAGGTTCTAGTTTTGTTTTGTCTAATACACCATTGGTAGAAAACTGGGATCTTTGTGCTTCAATATGAGCTAGCAATCTTAAGGCAGTCTTTTGTAAATGTGGATTACTTTGTAAAAGATTAGCCATACTGTTGCCACCTGGATCTACAATACCATCTTTTTCCATAGTAACTAATAGATCGTTTGCTTGAGTCTCATCCATATCCAACATGAATTTAAAAACTGGTCTTAAGACTTCGTTGTTAATAGTATTTGCATCTACTAAGCGACCACCCTTTAGTCCATCTCTGGAACTTAGACTATCCAATGACTTTCTGGCTTCCACTACATTCTCAGGTCTGATATCTAATACCGTTCCCATGTTTTCTATAGATACGCCACTACGAACAGCATCTGTTGCCAATAGAATTCGACCAGTAACTTCTTCATTGAAACCTTGGTTTTTTAACTCATAGGCTATGGCAGCATCTGGAATCATCATACCATATGCACCCATTTCAAAAGCTTCTTGCTGCGTTAAGATACCTTTAGTTCCAAGGAATTTCATTCTAGCAGCTGTCTCTGGTGTCAAGTTTCCTTGATGACTCATAAGGGCTGATCGTTTGTTGAACTCAGGCATAAAATGATTCTGTGCTAAACTAACTGAGTAAATGCGTTCATCACCCGTCATCTCAGTTGTATCAGCTACGGGATTCATATACCACAAACCTGTAGCTGGGTTTAATTTAATAAGGTCATTACCTGCTCCGTCTTTTCTGGATACATAGTTTCCAGTTTTACTATCAAGCTCCATGAAATAAGGAGTACCACCTACTACGGAACCGGGAGGTAAAGTACCGGGTTCTTCATTAATTGGTGCTTCTCCAGACTTAACTAGATCTGTTCCGGTAAGACTAGGATCCCAATCAATGACACCATTTTTCATTTGTACTACATCATAGATTTTCTTCTGCTTACCAATGTTATTGAATTGAGCATCAAACAAAAGCTTTGTTGATGCGGCAGAGATATCTCTATCAGAAGAACGAACTCTTAAGGCAAGTTCTTGGTACTTAGAGCCTAAACTTTTAATATCTAGATTAGGATCCCAGTAATCAATAGCTGGTTGGAATAAACTACCTTTATTATTCTCTACCACCTTTCGAGCTTTTTCATCCCATTCAGTTCTGAGTTTATTAATATTTGTAATTAACCCATCTATAATTGGCTGGTCTATTGCTTCACCTTTAGCTCTAGCATTAGCTTGTCTTGTGTTCAGTTCAATATAGGCATCATTCAATTTGGTTGAATAAGCATCCTTAAGTTCGGCAATAGCATTACCCTTAGATGAAATCAAATGATTAACTACTGCACCAAAGGTTTCATTGGCAATCTTAAATCCACTCTCGCCTAATGCATACCAATCAATATCAGCACCTTCAACTCCAATAGGTTGCTGTCCAAATTGGGTTGGAGTTTCCTTGTAGAGGTTAACAGACTCAGGAGGAGTAAACCCACCCTTAGGTCCTGTTTCAAAAACAGTCTGCTCTAAAGGGTCTAGTGTTTTCTTACCGAGTAAATTACTTAATTCCTTCTGTATATTCGTATCAGCCATTGGTTGTATCTCCAAACATATTAGGGTATTTAGACATAGCTGTATAAATACTTTCTGTTAGTTCTTTTGTTGTTTTAACTCGACCAGATGCAATCTCTCCACGAAGACCACGATATACTTGCTCTTTAGCGGAAGACTCTGGGTTAACTGCAAAGGCTTCATTCCATCTATCAATGTTATAATGACCTGACTCTAAAAGCTTAGAGACTTCCATTGCTGATTGCTGCTCTTGTCTAGAGATAACACTGCGTTGGGAATAGATCTTATTCTCAATGGCTTCCTTGATTGGCTGTGTTGCTGTGTCTTTAACTAAGACTTGCTCAGCAAATGAAGGAGCACCATAGGGATCATTTGGTAAAGCTTGCTTACGGTCTTGTAGACCAAAGCTTGGGACAAAGGTTCCATTCTGATTGTAGATACCAATACGACCATTCACTACCGAGGCTACATCAAACAAGTTCATTTGTTCTAGCTTCATGAAGTCAGCGGAGTGTTGGTCAGTAGACACATCAGGGTCTAGCTCATTGTCCATAAGGAACTTATTAACCTTACCACTCAATGAGTTAGAGTAGACTTGACTAGCCTTACTGAAGTTAGCCGTAGCTACTACAGTAGATAGTTTAGCCAACTCCGGAGCTAAGGCTGTTCTTGCCCACTCAGGGGAGTTAGCCATACGATCTCGTAGGAAGAACTCTTTACTGGAGACACCACTAATATTATTTAGTTCAATAAGACTGGTGTTGATAAAGTCACTGATTGCCCCATCCTTACCAGACGGGTGCATCTTCTCGTATTCCTTCCAGAAGTAGTTTCTACTGTTGTTGGAAAGACTGTCGAGGGAATTATTGTTCTTCCAGTAATTGAATCTATTCTGTGCGTTAGTAGGGTACATCTTAGTTGCTAACTCTGTGATCTGATTAATCTTAGCAATGTCTTGCTTGTCAATCATCTCTTCAGTGTTAACTGCCTCAACGGCATTGGTATTTGTTTCCGTTGCAATCTGTTGCAATGAAGAGTATAAATCTTTTTTAGCCATTTGTTATTCTCTTTAAAATCTAAAATTACTAAAACCAGTATTACCTAAACTTGGACTTGGCATTCCACCCATGCCCATTAGACCACCGGAACCACCCGCCGCAGGTGTTTTACTTCCACCACCATACTGCATCTGAGCTTGGATACCAACAGATGCTCCCTGCAGACCAGCCTGAATTAAACCAGTAGTCAATGCAGTTGAGGAATTGTTAGCAATACCACCCTTAGATGGGATAAAGACTCCAAGGTCTGGAGCAAAGGCATTGCCTCGTTGTCCTAGTCTTGTTTGTTGTTGTGTGATGATGTCTTGGTAAGCACTACGATGGTTCAGCTTGAGGGCTACCATGTTGCTACCTAGGGCTTCAATGTTCTGACGAAGCATTGCTCTAGCAGTGCCACTGTTTGCAGTGATACCACGGGATGTCATTGAAGAGATGAACTGTGCATTGACCTGTGAGGTTTGCTTGCTTAGTGTACTCTTTTGATTTGAGAATGACTTGTCTAAATAGTACTCTGCTAGTGCTCGTTCAGTTGCAGCACCCTTTTCAATCTGAGCACTACGCTGAAGGTTGGCTTGGAACTCACGCATAACATTTCTGTCTTGCGTTGCCTTTGCCCATTGGTTCTGAAAGTTTGCATTCCGTTGCTGGATCTCTGCTGCTTTTGCTGCGGCATCTGCTTGGCTAGATGCACCTAATGCACCCATAACTCCAGAGGCTAATGCCATACCGCCCATTGCAATTGCTACTCCCATTTGAGTCCTCTTTCTAAGAAGGATAAGATATCTGGTATTGAATCTGTAAGATCCTCAGTATTTACCCGCATTATTTTATTTTGATTTTGTTTATTGAGCCACTCATTTAAATAAGTAGCATGCTCGTAAAATATATCCACGGGGTTGATCAGATCAAGAAAGATAGGATGTAGTTCACACTCGTCTTTAAAGACTTTATATATACTATACATCTGAGCCAGCTTATCTTTTCTTTCTAAGACAACAATACGAGATATTCTGTTTGTGTTAATGGTGATTAAATTAGGATACCAAAGTTTAACAATATGGTTATTAAGTTCTTTGGGATTGAGTGTGTTTGTTTCCCAGTAGCCCTCAGGATTATGTTTAGGAACAACTATGTTATTAAATGCCTCCCCTATAATGGGAAGTCCTGCCTTCTTAGCACTCTGCATTACAAATGAAGTACCAGTACGGGGACCAATACCTGTCACAACAGCTATACTCATTTACGATTTCTTTTTAATATAGATTTACCGAACTTACCCTTTGGAATATCCTTTCCATTCAACAAGACAGCACCGGAGATTCTATCACCTAGAAGACCAAGTACTCTTTTGTTTCCCATCCAATCTTTAATCTGATTCTTGTAGTCTTCCTGTTGTTTGTAAATCAATTCTCTATCTGGATCAATAGCCAAAGCATTAACCCAATGGGACACAGCAGCACTGAGTACATCAACACGGTCATCATGCTTAAGAGCACCACGCTTGTTCTGTAGTCGAGTGATCTGCATCTGATTCTCTTTGTCTTGGATAACTCCAACATCAAATACAAGACGGTGTTGTGCCATGATTGGCTCAAGTGTACTTAAGATTCTATTCTCCTTAGATCCGGTAACCTTGTACTCTTCAATACCAATCTGTCCACAGTTCTGTGCAATGACAGGCTGGATGATCTTACCGAACATACCATCACCATAGTTAGACTCATACTTAACAAGGTTAATCTTGTATTGATTAATAAGCTTACAGATCTTCATAAGGGTAACACTATCGTATCCTCCTTGAATGCCTGTCAATTCATGTATCACAATATAACCATGAGCAAAGGAAGCCACACACAGAGCTGTCTCATCCGCACCACGACCTGAGGGATCTATGAATAAGACCGTCTGATTGTAGGGGACAAAGGATGGCTCAATATGCATAGGCTCATAAACAAGATCACCCTTCATACCAAATGAAGAGACTCTTTTATTGACTACACTCTTAGCATGAACTACCTTGACTGGGAAGACCTGTGGATCTACATCTAATACAATTAAATCTTCTAATCTAAGGGGGTATCTTTTGACATCTGAAGTCGATGTCTTAAGCTTGTAGTGTAAGTCAAAGTTGGTCGGACCAATCTTCGCTTCAATTTCAGCAAGCTTTTCTGTGGGAAATCTTTCAGGCTGAGTCGATTCTCCCGGCTCAAAGCCCAGACCAAGAATATATTCATCAACATTTTCTATCTCTTCGGGGTTAGTTAAGTCTGGCATGACAGCCGGAAACTTAACGGTGGGGTAAATCCCACCTAGTTTATTATATACAGAGTCTTTAGATTGTGGTGTACCTAAGAATCGGATACTAGCCACATCAACTTTATTTACTACATTCTCTAACTCCAAGCATCTCTCCCAGAGTTTCTCTCTAGCCTGAGGGGAGTCAGAGTTTTCTACAATCTCAACATCATCACCAATGATCTGATCAGCATGTAGACCTGTGATCTGTGAGGTAATACCCTTAGCAGTTACTGACAGATCCTGTCCGAACTGGGTACGGGTATGTACATTAAAACCAAAGGCACTGTCCTTGTCATTCTCTAATGGCTCAAGATCCTTCATGTAAGGAACCTGAGTTAAGATAGCTCTGGTCTGGAATACAAACTTAATAGCCCGGTCAGCCCCTGCTGATAATACAAGTATTGTAGTATTGTGATTTAACAAGAGTAACCATGAGACATAGCATGCCATGATTACAGACTTGCCGTCACCACGCCCTGCCTGTAGGAGCATATCCTTAGTTCCTACTTGGAGCCGATGTGCCATAGCGTATTGTTTAGGGGTAGGTTGACCCAAGCCTAGGTACTTGAAACAAAAGTAAAGATGGTTTCTAAAGTCTTCTAGGACTTCTGGGGGAGCTTTCATGGGCTTCCTTTCTAAACCCCCTAGCAGGGGCTATAAACGGTTTCTCAGTAAATGGGCTATCTTGCTAGCCCAAGTACAATCAAATGGTTCCTAAGGGCATTCCTGCCCCTAGGAACCGTTGTGTTAAATCTGGGTAGACTTAAATTTGAATGGCATCTTAGCCTTCATTGCCACCTCTAGGGTGTCAAGGGAGGTCGTAGGGATACCATCTAGAGCTTCCCGGTTGTCGTTGACCACGCCACGAATGACTTGGTACAGACCGGGGGTACTCTTTGTATCGTCTTGAAGATCGTCTAGAAGACGCTCAATAAGACGAGCATTTAATTGAGTGATAAGTTCTTTATTCACTTCTTCTTGAACAGCTCAGGCAGCTTACTCACTGGAACGACTGATCCAGCGATATAGCCAACCACGCAAAGAAGACATGCAAACCAAACTGAACCGATAAATGATGCCATAATATTATCCTTGTACTTTCTTATATGCAGCATCAAAGGCAGGATCTCCTGCTCTGAATGCTGCGATTGCTTCTCTAATGGTAGTAGGATCTGATTCGTCCTTGGCTTCAGCAAGCAACTTAGCTTGTTGAATCTTCTTCTCTGGGATAAACAACCCAAGAGAATATACTACCTTCTTAATTAATGTACCAATTCCTGTGTACCACAAGAGTACACATACACCTACTATAGCTAGGGCAATAAAGCCGTAGCTAAGTAGGTCTGCCCACCAAGGGGTACTGTCTTTTATATTGCCTAAGATACCCGCAATGTCCTCAGATTCACCAAGGATGTTACGGGCGTATTTGTGGGCGACTACGATGTCCTCCGTATTAAGTATCTGTAAAGCACTTGCTTGTATCTTATAAGTGCTTGATGATATCTCATTAACAGAGGAACATCCTGTAAGAAAAACTAGTAAGAATATCTTACGCATTAATTCCTTTCCAGCATCTCAATACGATACCGTAGTTCCTTCAACTCAACCATTACAGCCACCATGTTTTTTCCTAATTCAATATCAGTCTTAACTAGATCTCTAGTTATGTCCTTTAATAGAAGAAGTTCTGCCATGCTGTTGTCGATTTGAGCCTCCCTTTTGCCTAGGCGTATAATAACAGTAACTACCCCAATGGTGAGAATAGCTAATTGTAATACCGAAACATAGATACCAATGTTATTCTCATTCATAGATTATTCCTTAAGCTATACGCATAAAAATAAAGTCATGGGTATGACCATTACTAACAGATGCATTATTAGCTAGTTGATATGTATAAGGAGCACCGGGAGTTGTTGATGTAAATTCTGTTCCAAAAGTCCAATTTGAGAATGTTCCTCCACCAGCAGTTCTTTTAGTTAACATTGTAGCAAAAGATGCTCTTGTATCCGTATATATACCAGTGACAGTCCACGCAGCATTTAAAAAACTTGCTGCCGAAGAGTTTTTATAAAGAAGAACCACCCTATAACCATATGGAACACTGAGATTAATAGTAATACTAACATTACCTCCACCGGGATTTGAAAGGGGACAATAATGTGGAACACCTACTTTAAAGTCTGTAGCATCAATAGTAGTAACACCCGCATTACAAACTTGATTTGTATTAGCTGTGTAAGAATGGAAACCCATTGCAGTCGCTGCTCTTATCCAAGCTTGAGAATCCCAGAGTGCAGTAAGTGAAGGATTTGCCTCAGACCCGGCAAGTTTAGCAAAAGAAGTATCCACATAAAGCTTACTGGTTAAATGAATATTAGCAGTTACATCTGCACTACAACTAACATTACCATTTTGAACAAGTAAGCCATTGTTAATAACATTTGACTCCGTTCCAGTAGCACCAACATATAGACCACCCGCAATAACTTGCAAACCACCAGTGGTAACTTTGAGTTGATTAGCAAAAGTTGCAACACCATTGTTTGCAATGGTTAGTTTGGCTACTGGTGTAACACCAGTTTTAACAATAAAACTACCAGTATCAGTGCCAACTCCAAGAATTTGATCTCCTGTAGTAGATCTGGTTGCCCCATTGCTAGACATGTATGTACTACTAAGTCCAGCAATTCTACTAGCTAATACTCCTTCAGTAATAATAGCATCATTAGCTGCGGTTACTGTTGTGTTTGTAGCATTACCAACTAAGAATGCTCTGCCATTAGCAGGGGTGCGAAGAATAATATCCCCAATTTGATTAACACCTGTTGCAGAACCTGCGCTATTAATAGAGGTAAGAGCTGCACCCGCTGTGTTACCAAGAGCAATTGTACAAGGGGCATTACTAAGAGCAAGCGTACTACCAAGAGTTACTGCACCACCAAGGGTAGTTGCATTACTGCCAGTAACAGTTAAAGGTCCTGCAATACTCACAGTATCATTAATTGTTGTAGTACCACCAGCAGAATCTATGATTAGATTACCAGTAGTAGCAGCAGTATTAATGGTATTAGCACTTAAAGTAATATTACCAAGTCTAGCTGAATTAAACTGAACATCACTAGCAGTTCCAATATTTTGTGGTAGAGTTAAAGCAACTGAATCAATTGTTCTTGTTGCAGTTATTGCATTTGCTCCCGCACCAGTAACGGCTGTTACAGCCTGACCAGCAGCAAGGGTCGTAGCTATAGATATAGCACTTCCTGTAAAAGTAGTAGCAGAAGAAGTTACTGCACCACTCAAAGTAATAGCTCCACCGGGAGTTAAAGCTGTAGCTGTTGCTGCATTACCTGTGATAGAACTATCAAGATAAGCAAGAGTTTTTATTGCAGTCCCATCAGGACTATATTGGAGATTACCACTTACATTCCATATATCACCCGATGTTCGGCTTGTTACAGCACTACCAATTGGAACATTTAAACTTGCAACACTTGCAGTTGATGCAAATGTTTTTAGTTTGCCCGTCATGGTTTGAGTGCCATCAAGCAACATTGAAAGACCCTTAAGATCACTTACTGCTTTAGAGTTAGCTAAAGTTGTAGTAGAGTTACTACTAGTAGAATCACTTCGAGTTACTGAAATTAAACCACTAGTGTTTGTTAAGCCAGCAGTTGTATCAATTTTAACACCACCTAATTGTGTTGTTGAAGCGGTTGGTAAGGATAATGCACCTGTTGCAAGGTCTAAACTTAAACCGCTTGTAGCAACTGCAGCAACAAAAACCTGACCAAGAGCACTATTAGTAGCAGTTGGGAAAACAACATTTACAACATCACTAGAAATAGAAAGAGTATTGCCGAGTTTAATACCACCAAGCTGAGTAGTTGTAGCTGTAGGTAAAGATAAAGCACCTGTTGAGGTATTTAAATTTAAGCCACTTGTACCAACAGCAGGAACAAAAACCTGACCAAGAGCACTATTAGTAGCAGTTGGAAAAGCAACATTTACAGTACCACCACTACCTGCACTTAAACCTGTGCCTAACTTTAGACCACCAAGTTGTGCAGCTGTAGCAGGAACTAATGCAATATAGCCAAGTCCAGTTACGCTAATACCACCATCATTACCTGAAGTAATAGCAACTAAACCAGTGGAAGCTGTTGTAGCTGCTGCACCAGACACAAGACGAGATAAACCAAAGTTTCTAATAATAACATTGGTTCCAGTTATTGCAGGATTGGTATATAGATAAACTGTTTTTGTGGAACCAGAAATATCTAAATAAAACCAACCATTAAATACATTACCGGATGTTGGAGCAGCAGTTTGTGGAACACACTTAACACTACTACCCTCAATTTCAACAATAACCATTGTGCTTGTTGTTGCATATAGTGGATTTGTTCCATCTACAAAAGCAAAAGCATATCTATTCCAACCAGTAGCTGGGTTATTTGCTGTTGGGGTTGGTGCTGCAGATCTATAAACCTGTGGTAAAGTACTTCCAACTAACTGACCTGAAGCCTGTGCGTTTGTTAGAACAACACTTTCAAGTAAAGCAAAGTTAACAGCATCTGATCCAAGAGCCATTCCGGGGGCGGGAGTGCCGAGTCCTGTTAGTCTGCTTCCACCAGCAGTAATTACACCACTACTTGATACAAGAGCATTGGCAGTAAAGTAATCTAAAGGAACTGCATCACTTGCATCTAATGGTGTAGCAACACCACGAACTTTTGTTCTAGTTGAACTACGGCTAGCAGTGAATACACTATTACCGGAATCCCAATAAACAGCATTTGGTTGAATAACACTAGTTACATCTGCAGAAAAAGTTGATAGAGGAGCTGCATAGCCCGTTACATAACCTCTAGTTGCAGCATCTGTAGCAAGAGTTGGTGTGCCTAGATTTGTAATCTTTTGGTTGTTAAGAGTTACAGCTGCTATAGGCGCAGTCATTTGATCAAGTCTATTTGCCTGAACCGCAGCATTAAGATTTGCAGTTGAAGTAAAATTTGTATCTATATAGTTTTTATTTGCAGCATCTGTAGCAATAGTGGGATCACTTAAAAGTAAAATCTTTTGGTTATTAAGACTTACAGATGCCGTAGGAGCAGCCATTTGATCAAGTCTATTGTTTCTAACTACAGTATTAAAATCTGAGATATTACTAGCTGTAAGCCCACTACTAGCTACTGCGGTCACACGACCAAAGGTATCAACAGTGATGCTAGTGGGAATATTGGTTGTTGCGGTTGTTCCACTATAACCAGATACTAAAGGTAGATTACCTGCAACAAGAGCACCAGTAATTGCAGTAGCATTAACAGCAGGGATATCTGTGGCAGCTAAAGTTCTATCCGCAGCTACTGTAATACGACCTTTAGTATCTACAGTTATTTGTGGAACTTTACCACTAGCACCATAAATAGTTGGGGTACTATTTACACCTGAAGTTGGAAGATCATCTACAGTTAGATTGCGATGTCCAACAGAAGTAATTCTTCCTTTGGGATCTACAGATGCATAGATTATGTTGTTTGTATTGGTAGCAGTTGATGAACCATAAGCTGTAGTTGCACTTAGAGCATTGGCATTAGGTAAAGCAGCCTCAGGAAGAGTATAGGTTACTCGTGAAGCAGAAAGTTTTTCTAAAGGAATAGTTGCGTTTGTAAATAGAGCTGGGTTTAAAGTACCCGTTGTTATGTTACTTGCATTACTAATCTGACCCATAGTAGCGGCATCTTGAGCACTGGAACCATTAGTCAAGTTAATTAACTTAAGGTTACCAGCATCATAATCCCCAGAAAATACAGGAGGACTAGAATTAAGACCTGTTCTATGTAAGGTTCCATTAATTATACCACTAGCTACAGCACCTAAATTAACAAGAAAAGTATTTGCAGAAAAGTTAAGACCTGAAGCATCTGTAATATTTTGGTTATATAGTGTAAATGCTGGCGAGTTAACATCTTTGATGTAATTATTATTCATCTTAAGATCGCCCTGTCCAAGGAAAGGACCATCTACTGCATTCTCGTCATACTTTAAAATAGCTTCATTACGAAACTTTGCTACTAACTCTTGAATGTTAAATTTTAATTGATCAAACTGTAAGTTTAATTGGGTAGTAGTTAATCGTGTACCGGGTGCAAATGTTACAATACTATTTATTGAAGGGGTCTTACGCCGAATATAAACTATATCTGCTTGTCGAGTAATAGCACCTACCTGTGTAGAAATAGCTTGAACAGTTGGAATATCAAGATTGGGTCCGCTAGGAAAGTCATAACTCCTAGAGTAAGGATAATATAAACCATTATCATCATAAAGTGGAATAGTAGAAAGATCTTTAAATGTTAATACTTTTGTCTGTTCATTAATTGAATACCAATTCTTTGGAAAAATAAACATCTCTCTACGATTAGCAATAGTAAAAGAGTAGCTACCAAATTTAGTATCATAACCTGTATCAAACACTCGTTCTACTTCAATCTGATCAATTAAAGGAATGTTTGGTAAAAAAGCTAATGAGCTTAGGTCAAATATTCCAGATGCGACAGATGTATTTCCTGATCCCTGAAACACCAATGTTGTTGTTGCTATATTTAAATTATCATATGTTGTCATATGTATCTCCGTTAAGTGTCAATGGTTGTGTATTTCTGTTTAAACTTACCCTTGAACTCCATGTTTGTAATATTAACTGGGGTTGGGTATTCACTGGTAATTCTAATAGTAGTTGAATCTGAGTATCCAAGAATCTTGGATACAAACTCACCTTGCTTTTGGAATATCTCTAAAGGTAAAGTATCTTCATAGATTGTATACTCCGGTCTTGTTGGAATATAGCTAGTTGTGAATGCGGGTCTACCTCTATGGGTTACTTCGATATCATATGGTCCAGTGAAGTAGTGTCTAAAGATAGCACTACGGATATTCAATACACCATCAATAATATTATTATTTTCATCCCGTACAAACAGAGTACTGAGTTCTACATTCATCTTAAACTTAAGACCAATGTATACATAGTAATTATTGATTGCGTAGTTTGCACCAATGACTACAATCTCAGTATAGTCTCCATCATCTGTTTTATTAGTTACACTAAAGGGTTGTATGGCTACATTACTGAGATCTTCTTCAAACTGCCCACCATTATTTGACCAACCTTTAAAGAGAACAACAAAGTATTTGTCAATATCAGCTATATTGGTATGTCCGGGTATGCGATAAGTTGTCATTGCTGTGTATGGATCATACTTAGCATTATAGTTAACAGGTTGAGTCACTGAGTTAATAATCTTCATCTTAAACATACGGTCAAGACGAGGAACATACACATCTTCATTTAACATGTAGTTACGATAAAGATAATAAGCATAGGTATTACTACCCAGACTAGTTTCTCGTTTACTGACAACATACATGTTATTAGCAAAGCACTGTAGTGTCTCAATAGAATCTGTATCATCTAGGATATAGCGATAGAATGAATTCTGTACAACTCTATCCCCACTAAACCGATTGACATAGCCGTAGATATGGTTTCTATTATCATCATCTACAAACAGTAGAGTGTCCTGTGCGGGGGCTGTGGCTGCAGTCCTGTAGTTCTTTGGTAAATAGCCAGCTGCTGTGCTTGAAACCTCTACAGCAGAGGCGTAGCCCATTGTACCCTTACCCGTAAAGAGGAAGAGCTTCTGGGAATCAAAGAAGTATAGACGCGATCCAATAAACTGTGGGTCTAGGATAGGCGCAGTACCATAGTAGGTAACCGGGGCTACCGCTACATTGCTTGGCGACAGTTCCATACCTGCGGAAGACATCAATTGGAATTGAATGTTAGCCTTGGTATTGATAAACATATACTCTTCAAAGGGAGTCATACTTGTGATTTCACAGTAGCTATTTGAGGAGACACGAATGTCAATAGGATCTGTTGTGATAATATTCTCTGCATCCTTAAGGAAGAGTGATTCATATTCACCCATCTCAGATGAGAAGATAACATCATCAGCGGAGAACCATAGTCTATCTTTAAAGACTGCGATGGAGTTAATCTTTACATGCTTAAGCTTCTTGCGGTCTACAGTTTTAAAGATACTCGGTCCCGGATTGGTTGTCTTGTCACCTGTGGTTCTAGCGGACCACTTGATTGGCTCCATGTTCCATGCGGTTACATTGGATGAATCAATAGACACCACAAGCTTCTGTGGCATTCTTTTGGGATCAATGTAAGAGTGTTCATCAGGTGTTCTAATCTTTTGGAGATAAGGTCTACCTGTTGTAGTGATTTCAACTGTATGTGTTTTACCATTAGTTACTCCTGAGTAAGTAAAGATTTCTCTGTCTGCATCTCCAGTGGCATAATAATATTTCTGCTCAGTTGGGTTCCAACTAATGACTCTATAGTATCCACTTGTTGTATTAAGATATGGATTGAGTGTGAAGAAGATCTTACCACGACCCTTGATAATTCCATTAAGAAGAGTGTCACTATCATAGAGAGACTCAAGCATTAGCTTGGCTTTGTCATCTGTAGTACTAGTTAGCTTTGAGTTATTAGAGAACCAATCATCTTTTTCAGGTGGTAGTCTAATGGTAGATAAATTATCAACACGACTTCCTAAATAAGCCTGAGCTGAATTGTAGTAATAGTAGTCATCAGCAGAGATATAATCTGCATTGGTTATATTAATAGTATAGGTAGTACCTGTAGTAGCAGCAGTTAATAATCCCGGAGAAATGGTTGCTACTTTTGTCTGACCTACATAGCCCGTAATAGTATATGTCCCAGCTCCACCACCTACAAGAACAATTGACTGTCCTTTATAAGCATCATTAATAATAGACGCTGAAGATGCTAATGTTATTGTAGTTGCAGCACTAGCAGAAGCAGCTGCCAAACTACCAGTAACTGCTAATGAAGCAATACTAATTGAATATCTTGTGGTTATATTATTTGGGCTTTGTGGAAAGACTGGATCAACTATTGCTTGTCGCGTTGCACCCACATAGTCAGTTATTTTATGTCCCGTACTTACTTGCCCATTAGCAAAGGTTACTGATATAGTCATCCAATTATAAGTATCATCCAAATTAGATGCTGCGTTAGATAAATGAATATGAGAAGTAGAACCTCCACCAACTGCTTGTGAGATACCAACTTCTAGTGCAGGTTTCCATCCAAGTAAGACATCATCGCCTGTGCTTGGTAGGGTATCCACACCCGTGTCAAATACCTTGGCAACCTTAGCTGCCGTATAGTATTTAATCTTACGACCATTGACATCTGGAGTTGCAGTAACATCTCCGTTTAAATCAAATAACATACCATCAGTATTTACATCCCCAGTAACATCAGAACTGAATCCCGCTCGTACATTCTTATTAAGAACAACTACGCTTGATCCCAGTGATACAGCCTTAAGAGATTCCTTGGCTGTCTTGCTGTTGGGGTTATGTGTGATGTATGCACGGCTGTCTGTCTTAACAACGCCACTAGCATTTGTTTGAGTAGCTGGAGTTAGATCTTCCCACTTACCTGTGGGGTAGACTCTGAAGATATAGAATAACTTTTCTGCATCCGTTGTTGCACTAAAGTCAATGACAACAAGAAATGTATTATCTTCATTGATGCTGTACCAGTAGTACCATAGATCATGGTTTGCTGGCACAGCTGCTAAAGAATATAAATCTAATCGAATAGCATTGGATGAAGTATCCCATGAGTTAGCCTCGGCTGCAGACTTCTGCGGTACAATCTCAAAGCCGGGTCGTTTCTCAAAGTTACGCTCTAGGGAAACTAAAGCATTGTCAATATTTTCTGCTTCGTTTGGTTGCCGTCTATTAGGCGACTGTCTACCAACAGAGTTAGTTGTGAAGACAGGAAGTTTGGTTGAGGCATAGCCACTCTGTGGGCTTCGTCTGCGAATAGCCATTAAAAACCTCCACTGCGAAAGTATCTAAACCGATTAGGATCACTAAAATAACGAGTACGCATTGCAACATCTCTAAGCATGTTGTTGCTGTCAAAGATGTTTTTCTTCTTGTCATTAACATCTGCTGCTCTACTCTTAAGTGTAAAGAGTTGTTCTTGGTATCCCAAGAAGGCATCAGTTGCTTCATCACCCTGAGTAATACTCTGGTAGTGACGCATAGCAGTAGCCATGATGGCTCTCTGTACTGAAGTCTCTAGGTTCTCCCAAGGTAGCTTCATTGTGAATTCAATATAATAAGGACCTTTAGCAGATTCCCAAATATCGGTATTGTCTGTTACATTCCACATACGAGCAGGAGATGCATTGTTTAATATTCTTGCTTTGATTATTAAATTATCCTCATTTTGGTGTTGTGATAATAACTCAGCGGCTAAGATACCAGACTCATCAGAATCTGGAGTAGGTAAAACAATGTAGCCATTGGTTGTAAGTTCAAACTTACGGATAAATTTATTACTAGCAAGACCTCTGAGTTGATGGTCAATGCTTGCTTGTTCAAGTAGGGTGTCAGCAATACCAGTATCAATACCCGACTCACCCTCAAGGTCAGCTACAAGGTTCTCACCTGAAGCCAGTAGCATTTGATTAATTGCCTGTAGCTTAGTTATTAAGCCCATAGTAGCCTCCTTTAGTTGTTAGAAAAAACCCACCGGCTCCCACTTAAGGGAGCCGGGGGTAGATAAACGATCACCTCCTACTAATCAGCGGATAAAAATTCGCAGACAGAGTAAAAGATAAAATTAATCATTAAGCCTGAGCGTACTCACCGCCGAAGCCGTTAGCAAAGTTGGTGTTAACCGTTGCACCAGCATCAGTTGCTGTAGCGGACTTAACACTTGCACTCTCGAAATGCGCTACAAGTGCGGCACGGGTAACAGTCGAACCAGAGCCGGAGATAAGAGCGCGGCAAGTTTCTGGACGAACGATACCAGTACCCTTAAGCATGCTAGCAACCGTGAACTGGGTGTTACGGCGAACATCCTGAACCGTGTCAACCTTCATGCCCTGTAAAGACAGACCAGCAACAGCGTTAGTCTGGAAGATAATACCATAGAAGCTAAAGAGAGTTTCAAAACCCTGATTAGCTCCGCTTGCACCAGCTGCATTTGCAGTAGCAGCGCAGTTTAAGTTATACTTACCACTACCAATGTTGTTAGCAGTGATGTTAAGATTGGTCTTAGGCAAGTGATTGGTCTTAACAATCTTGACACCCATGTAATCAAGACTATCAGTCATTTGATTCATACCCACTGAAATCGGAGCACCAGCACCATATTCATCGGCACCAGTAAACATTGGGTTATTAACGAAAGCACTACCAACAACAGTGGAGCCAGCCAAGATACTTGGGCTTCTTGGAATACCAAGCGCACGAATGACTTGGAATACCTTTGGAGTAACAACGCAGTATACATCAGTAACTGCAATATCGTTCTCTTGGCAGACAACAAGATAATTCTCAATTTCCTGCAGAACCTTTAAGCACTCAGTTTCAGTAGCAGCAGAAGCAACAATGCTAGTGCTAACTACTGCTGGTGCTTGGAATGCTGCCGCTGCAACACCACGAGCATCACCTCCGCTCGGTACGGTTCCGGTAAGCTGAGGAACCGCGCAAGCAGCTGCAAGAGCAATTGCCAGCTGCTTATCACGGGTATTAGCAAGCTGCAAGCCAGCCTGACGAGCCAGTTCAGAACGATAGTCCCACTGAGTGATAAGCATATCAATGTTATCAGTTTCAAAGTGAGCTGCCATAGGGCGGTTATCAAGCTGAACCTTAATGGAACTGCTTGCTGAGCTACCACCCATGAGTTCCACACCTGCATCCCACGATGGACGAAGGTCAACGGTACCCGTCATAGGGAACTCATATGAGAAACCACCAGTAAGACTCTTAGTGGTGATCATATTCTCAAACATATTGTATTGATCATATGCATTAATAACTTCGCCAGACCACAGTGGGAGCCAAAGCTTATTAGTTCCGGTTCCATCGGGACCTGCGGATGCAGTAGTACGGGGTAATGAAAAATTTGCTGCTGCGATATTATCGGAGCTTGTCTGAAATGCCATGTGTGTTTCTCCTTAAAATAGAAACTTGTTTTTTATTTGAGACTAAAATGAACTCAACCTTTCGATTGTTCAAAAAGAGTCTAGTAGTCGAGTGAAGTCCCATGAAAGCCAGCCATTACCATATGGGGGCTTTGCTTATCATGGGACTTCAGAAATAATCCGGTGTCTCGAAAGACGGATTACTTGGGTAGATTAGAGAAATTTGTACGCATCATTCGCTGTTCAACATATTCCCTAAACTTTGGATTGTTGTTAAAGTTAGGGTTGTTTCGTTCAGCAGAGAACTCACGCTTGGTTTGATAACCAGTGAGTCCTTGTTGCGTTGATGCAATAGGGATTTGCCCTCTTGCGGTTGGCTTGGGTTCTGCACCCTTGCTTGTCTGTGTGGTCTTAGCATACTTAGCCTGAAGCCCATAGAGGGCTACATCCCAAGATGCCGATGCTAGGTTCTGATTGACTGAAGCTTGTTCTGCAGGACTGAGGTTCTTGCTAGCCCAGACAAAGAGTTTACTCAACTCTTCCCGACCACCAACTAACTCAGATGCCTTAGTATAAGCCATCTCAATCTTAGCCTTCTGTCCCTGCATATATTCATTAACAACATAATCAGGAAGACCAGTCTTCTTCTTAATGACTTCCAATGTCTCAG